CTAGATAAGATTCGCAATGAATCGTTTGAGCAAGTACTACCCGAATTATCGGTTGCTTTTTACTAAAAAGGATGCTATAATTATACAATGTTTAAAATAAAAGACTTAACTGTAAAAAACTTTATGAGTGTAGGTAATAGTACCCAAGCGGTTAATTTTAACCGCCAAGACCTCACGTTAGTGCTGGGCGAAAACTTAGATCTTGGTGGCGACGACAGCGGTGCAAGAAACGGAACAGGTAAAACAACTATACTAAATGCGTTAAGTTATGCGTTGTACGGTGAAGCACTTACCAAAATACGTAAAGATAATCTTATCAACAAAACAAATACCAAGAATATGTTGGTTACACTTGATTTTGAAGTTGATGGTAACGAGTATCGTGTTGAACGTGGTCGAAAGCCTAATCTTTTTAAGTTCTATGTAAATGCACAAGAACAGGAAATGACCGACGAAAGCCAAGGCGATAGTAGACAAACTCAATTAGAAGTTGAACGTTTGCTACGTATGAGTCACGAAATGTTCAAACACGTTGTAGCACTAAACACATACACTGAACCATTTCTAAGTTTAAGAGCAAATGATCAACGTGCTTTGATTGAACAACTGCTTGGTATTACTATATTGAGTGATAAAGCAGACAATCTCAAAGACTTGCAAAAACTCACAAAAGATGCTGTAACGGAAGAAGAATTTCGTATCAAAGCAGTAGGAGATGCCAACGAAAGAATTGAACAGCAAATTGATAACTTGCGTAAACGTCAACGATTGTGGTATGCTCAACATGACGAGTCAATGGAAAAGTTTACTAAAGGTATAGAACAGTTATCTAAAATTGATATTGATAATGAACTAGTAATACATAACAAGTTAGACAAATGGAATGAAAAAGAAAAAACGTATAACGAAGCCGAACGTTGGGTAGCAAGTGCATGGAATGATACGCAAAAACAACAAGACCTAATAGATAGAATTGATAAAGAAATAGCACTACTCAAAGAACACAAGTGTCATTCGTGTGGACAAGACATTCATGATGAGAAGCAAGACGCACTTTTAAAGAGCAAAGAAAAAAATAAGAAAACAGCAAATGATGCGATTATTGCTAACAGTCAAAAAGAAGAAGAACATACCAAAGTAATGTCTAAACATAGAAATATAGGAGATAAACCAGAAACGTTTTATCCAAGCCGCGATGATGCTATTGAGCATAAAAACAATCTAGCCAACCTTGAAACACAACTAGCTAACAAAGAAGCAGAACAAGATCCGTATGCTGAACAGATACAAGAAATGGAAACTGCTGGTATTGAAAAAATTGATTATGACAACCTCAATGAATTAGTAAATATAAAAGAACATCAAGAGTTCTTAATGAAGTTGTTAACAAACAAAGATAGCTTTATACGAAAAAGAATTATTGATCAAAATCTAAGTTTTTTAAATTCACGTTTGAATGTTTACTTAGACAAGATAGGGCTTCCGCATCAAGTGAAATTCTTAAACGATTTAAGTGTAGAAATTACAGAACTAGGCCGTGACTTAGATTTTGATAACCTAAGTCGTGGGGAACGCAACAGGCTTATTCTAAGCATGAGCTGGAGTTTCCGTGATGTGTGGGAAAGTTTATATCATCCAATCAACCTACTGTTCATTGATGAACTTGTAGATAGCGGAATGGACAGTTCAGGTGTAGAAAATGCACTAGGTATACTTAAAAAAATGAGCCGTGAAAGCAATAGAAGTGTTTGGCTAGTGTCACACAAAGACGAACTAGCTGGTCGTGTTAACAATACGTTACATGTTGTAAAGGAAAACGGCTTTACCAGTTATAACACGGACGTTGATATTGTTTGACATATCTGAATTACATATTGAAATTAGCAGTAGATGTGTGCTTAAATGCCCGCGATGTCCTAGAACTGAACTCAGCAAAGAACTAAAAGACGTTCTTAATACTGACTATTCACTCACTGACTTCAAACGTATATTCACTCCGCTTGTGTTAGACAAAGTAGAACGTATCTTGTTTTGTGGCGACAAAGGTGATCCAATATATGCAAAAGATTTCTTGCAAATTGTGCAGTATATCAAAGAGTACAAACCAAATCTTAGAATTAGTATTACAACAAACGGCAGTTATAAATCAAGTTCCTGGTGGACTGAACTAGGAGAATCTTTATCGCCTCTTGACACTATTACATTTAGTGTTGACGGACTTAACTCAACTAAAAACAACATGTATCGTGTTAATAGTGATATGCTGTCTATTATTGACGGAATGATTGCAATTAGCAAAATATCTGAACACAAAAGACCGTTTATGGTTTGGAGTACTATAAGATTTAGGTTTAATCAAGACGATATACAAAAAAATAAATTTGTATTTCGAGCTAAAGAATTAAACTTTGATAGATGGCAACTGGTTGAAAGCACCAAAGTTGGAAGTATTGATCAACAGTACTTAGATGAAAATGGGTACGACCATCTTGAGCCTATAAATATTAACGAAGCAAGTTCATTGAAAGTATATAAAAAACATTCACATTCTTTGTCAAAAAGAAAAGAACACGTTAATTATATACGTGAAGCTGAAAAGAACAAACTAAATGGTAAAGACAGACCTTGGCAAAGTTGTTTACGTAAAGAACAAATACCAATGATTGATGTTGATGGTAAGTTTTATCCTTGTGCTTGGTTTAATAGTGGTTACATACCAAATGCTTTTGTTGAGAAATATGCAAACAAAATCAACATACGTAAAAACGGATTTGAATCAGTGATAAACAATTCGTGTTGGAAAGAGTTAGAAACTCAATGGTTAATGGCTCCGTTAGAAATTTGTAAATTGAAGTGTTATAAAAATGCCTAATAAAAATATATTTTGTAATATTCCGTGGTTTGAACTGAACATTAATAATGATGGAAGTTTTGATCTGTGTGGCTGTCAAAATGATAAAATTATCAACACTGAGTTAGGTGAAGAATGGAATATCAAAAAGATGACCATTGACGAGTATTGGAATAGTACTCGTATGCAAGAGAAACGTAATATTAAACTTGGTGACACCGTTGATCCAATGTGTAAGATGTGTCAAATGAAGGACCAAGCTGGGTACACCAGTGCTAGACAAAAAGAAAATTTAAAAAGTGTTATTTTCCAAGATGCATTTGATCGTAGTTTTGAGCAAAGTCCGCATAAAGAACTTTTTACTGAAGTAACTGAAAGTAACATTCACAGTTTGCATCTAAACATTGGGAATACATGTAACTTAGCCTGTAAGTTTTGTGCTCCAGAAGCGAGTTCAAGAATTGCTAGTTTTCAAAGATCAGCTAAATGGATTCCTGAAACATGGAAACTAGAACCGTGGATTAAAGATGCAGTTGCTTATCAAAATTTTAGAGATTGGTTTGATAACAATTACAAACATCTTAAAGTTGTACATCTAATAGGTGGAGAGCCAGCATTAATTGATGAGTTTGCTGATTTAATTGATTTATTCAGTGAACACGATATGAAGCATTTAAACCTAAGTTTTACAACAAACGGAACTTATACATATAATGAATATGCTAAACAATTTAAAAAATTTAAACGAGTTGAAATTGGTATTAGTATTGAAACAGCAGATGAAAGCAACAACTATATAAGAACTGGAAGTAATATTGATGAAATATTAGAAAACATTACTTCCATGCAAAAGAAGATGCCATTTGTTGATTTTGCATTCAGAACAGTACCAAACTTGCTTAGTGTTGGACGCTACCACACTCTGCTAAAAGAGGGTCTAAAAAGACGTATTCCAATTGATGCAAGTTACCCACATAGACCAAGTTGGATGATGTCAGAACTACTGCCAGACGGGCATAAAGAGCTCGCTATTAAACATCTACAAGAATTTGCAGACAGTATTAAACTAGACAGTAAAAAATTTAATAACACTAAAAATGCTAACAACGTTGAACTATCTCTTAAACGTGAAGCTGAAGCATTAATAAAACACTTGCAACGACCAGTTGGTGACGAAGACGAAGCATTTAGACGTAGAGCAGAGGCCGCAAGTAGAATAGCTACACAAGACAGGTATCACGGAATTAGTATATTTGATAGTATTCCAGAATACTTTGGATGGTTAAGAGAGCATGGATACAGTAATTAAAATTAAGCTCAAGCCAATTTGGCACATAGATCCTCCTGAGTTTTGTATTGACTGGGACGGTGATTGGCTATTCAATGATAAGATTGAAAAAGAACAAGAATTTACATTTCGTGTTGAAGGAAAGACCGGAAAACATGAGTTAGGATTTACTTTGCTTAACAAAAACGATAACGATACCGTTACTAAAGGCAAAGAAATTATCAAGGATAAAGCAGTCTCAATTGAATCAGTTTCAATCGAAGGGTTTGAATTTGATAGCTTTATGCACTTGATTGAGTATAAGGATCAATATAAGAGAAAAAAGAAGAAATATGGTAACTACGTATGCTGGAATCAACGTTGGGTTTTACCAATGGAGTTTCCAGTTTTCACCTGGATTCATAAATTAGAAAATTTAGGGTGGATCTACGGAGACACTATATAGTAATATGTCGTGGACTTACAATGATCAACTTGTAACAGAATTACCGGAAGATTGTGTAGGTTTTGTTTACTTAATTACTAATACTGAAAGTGAACGCAAGTATATTGGTAAAAAGCTAGCCAAGTTTGCTAGAACAAGATACCGTGTTGTTAAACTGAAGAATGGTAATAAAAAACGCAAGAAGATCAGAGATAAAGTAGACAGCGACTGGCAAGAATATTATGGCTCATCAAACGAACTAAACAAAGACATCGAAGCACTCGGCAAAGACTGCTTTAAACGTGAAATACTTTACTATTGTTACAGCAAGGCAGAGTGTAGTTACGTTGAAGCAAGAGAACAATTCAGGCACAAAGTATTGGAATCTGATAACTGGTACAACGGACTTATCCGTGTTAGAGTTAACAGAAGTCAACACGTCATAAATGAAAACAATCAAGATTAAGGCTTACAAGAGCTCTGTTTAGTCGAGGTAGCTCGACTCGTCAAGATACTGCGTGAAAAATTCGCCGTTGGGTGTGACGTTGCTCAAGGAATAATGCTAACTTTAGGCTCAAATGATGTGGCTCTGTGAGACAGATACAACCACAATTGACTACATGCTGGTTGGATGTGTGTAGAAGATACCGTTGATACGTGAACGCTAGAGTAAGGGGTACAGATTAACCGCCTCTGTATAGGAAACTATAATCTCTTCGAACCAACTGACTGCTGATACTCGGATGATGCTATCACAGACAACATTCACCCGGCAACGGGTGAATTATGACTACTTCATCTGGATGATACTAGAATAAATGTTAAAAAAAAGTTTACGAAACGACAGTGAGTAAACAGATCACGTAAGTGATCTTAATAGAATGGCAATTTACTTTGCTTAGTTATTTCTAAATTACTATCTATAATTTTACCAATTAGTTTACGTTCAGCTTGATCAAGATTGTGTGCTTCTGTGTAAGTTAATCCACCACGCATGTACCAACACATTCTTAAGAGCTCTTCTTTTATTGCCTCGACTTCTCTGTCAAACCCTTTTAAAAAGGATATGACGTCTTGCTCAGTTTTTAATTGGAGGAGGCTTCTGCGAAAAAAGATGAGTAATCAAACTCCAATGGAGCTTCCCATTCATGATTACAATTTGTACATTTTAACTTTAGATCAGCACCGCTAGATGTTTTTTGTATTTCAACAAGTTTGTCTTGTAATTCACGCATTACTCCTGCATCAGCATTTTGGAAAAACTCTTTAATAAAATTACCGTCGGTTACTTGTGTGCCGTCTGGCATAACAATAGCTTCAGTACTAGCAGTAATGTTATCAAATCCCATATCCATAATACGACTAAAACCATCTGTAAGCTGTTTAGACTTTTCTTCTTCTGGCATGTCCATATCAACCACAACATTATTAATACGTTCTTCTTGAAAGCGTAACTGACTTAATCTTGTTATTGCATCATAGTACTGTGGCTTTAATTTAAAACCTAAATCACCAATTTGTACTGGAGTATTGTAGTCTGGCATTGTAATTCCAGCTAAACGTTGTCCTAGTGGAAGACTATATGTGTTTTCGTGCTCGCATTTTGGGCAAGTTGAATTGACATCCATATCTTCTCCAAAACTTGCAATACGAATAGCAATCAATAGTGCGTCGGTATCAATACTAGGCATTCCCCAAGCATCTCTTACTGATGGACAACAACTTTCGATTACACTAACCATTGATTGTCCATTCATTAATCCATCTGGTGTACGTAATGCAACTTCATCTTTTGCAGTCATTGCAAAAATTGGAACTTCTCCTGTAGCAGGAAGTTCTAGTGCATTTGGTTTCCAGTATTGTCCTTTGCTAGGCAAAGCTAAATGAATCTTTGGTTGCCTAAAGTGTTTGGCAAGTGGATTTTGCGGTTGCTCTGGTATCTGGGGTGCTTGTTGAGGTGCTTGTTGTGGTGCTTGTTGTGGTTGCATGTTAGCAAAACTAACATTTTGTGGTCCAGGTAACGGTACACCAGCTGGATTTGGCTGGTTTGGGGGATTTTGATTTTCCATGGTTTTAGATCCTATAAATACATTATATAAATGTGATTGCTACAGTGTATTTATGGTAAAATATACCCACATTAAGGAAAAGATATATTATGGCTGACGGCTTAACCCCAGAACAAATATCAAGAGCGTTTCTTGATGCAATGCGAGAATACAATTCTGGCGGTAATTTACCTGGAGCAGGTGGTGCTGGCGGCGGTAGATCGACTGGTCCTTCCGTAGGAACTCCAGCCGCTGATATGGGCGGCATAATCAAACAAGTCAAAGAATACACTGATAAAGTTAAAAAAGGTAACGGTGCATTAGATTCGTATACCAGAATGATGCAACTTGCTGGTGGAAACTATGTTGATGTTTCACAACAATTATCTAGTTTAGATAAAGCTATTGCTAAAGCCAAAGCTTCTGAAGATCTAAATACTCAAGCCACATTAGAAAATACAAGAGCAGAACTAGCACAAACAGCAGAAGTTAAAAACGTAAACGCTATGATGAAAACGTTTGCGGCAACTACTATAAAATCAATTGCCGCGGCCGCTCCAGCAGTTGGAAACTTTGTTAAAGGTTTACAAAGTGGTGCTAGTGCTAACGAACTATCATCAGGATTAATGACAGCTGGTGTTGATGTAGCCAATGGAGCCGCACAAGGACTAGCCGCAGGAATGAGTGGTGCTGGTAGTGCAATGGCAATGTTGCCTGGACCAGCGGGAATGGCAGGTAAAGCCATGGCAGTGCTTGGTCCGATTGTTGGTAACGTGGCAAGTGGTATGTCAAAACTTGCTAAAACTGGTATTAGCATAATGCAAAAAGAAGTAGCACGTACCACTACCGTTTTTACTAATGCAAGTAGATCCGGAGCATTGTTTGCAGATGGTATGACAGGCATGAAAAATGCCGCTAAAGATGCAGGATTAACTACAGAACAATATAGCAAAGTATTACAAAGTAATAGTTCTGCACTTGCCGCCGCTGGTATGGGTGTAGCAGAAGGTAGTTTATTACTTGGTGCAACCCTGAAAAAGGGTGGCGGAGAAATGCGCCGAGAGCTATTGAACTTAGGTTATAATTTTGAAGAGCAAGGTGAACTAGTTGCTGAGACTATGGCAAACATGCGTCAAAGTGGTAAAGCACTTACACAAGGCGATACAGCCGCTATTGCAGACCAAACTCGAAAGTATGCCGAAAACCTTAGAATTGTTTCATCTATTACAGGTGAAGATGCTAAGAAGAAAATGGATCAAGTTAAAGCTGAAGCACAACAACTAGCCTTCCAACAACAACTTGCAGGTATGGATGCAAAAGAGCGTGATAACATTATTCAGGCTATGTCAATGATGAGTGACCAACAACGCAAAAACTTCCAAGAAAGTTTGGTGTTTGGTCAAGTTATTAACAAAGAAGGCGCCGCACTAGAATCAACCAGTTCATCTTATGCCGCTAGTACACAAGCGATGGTTGATGCGGCCAAAAATGGAACACTTGATGCCGCTAAAGCAAGAATAATTATTGCTGATTCAAGTGCAGGTATTAAGAAAGACCTACTAGCACAAAAAGAAATTGGCATGGCAGGTATGGCTGGTGTCTCCGGTCTTGCAGGAAGCCTTAACACGGCAATGGGCTTAGAGTTACAATATAGAAATAAATGGAATGCTGACGCTATGAAAAAAGCCGAAGACGCCGCAAAAGCTCAAAAGAAAACAGATGATGAAGTAACAACTACAGTAGTTGACAATATGAAGATCGCACAAGATCTTGCAGTAAAAACTGAAGCTGAATTATCTAAATTATTACCACTGTTTACAGACTTCCAAAACAAAACACTTTCAATGACCAAACAATTAGTTGATGCAGTGTCAGGTGCCGCTCAAGATTCAAAAGGCAAGAATGAAGACGGCAGTGACAAAGACTGGGTTGAAAAACAAATGAACAAAGTTGGTCTTTCAAAACAATCAGATGAAAATGCAGGTGTTGGCGGAGCTCTTAAAGGTGCCGCTACTGGTGCAATGACTGGTGCAATGGTAGGATCACTTGTTCCTGTTGTTGGTACTGCAATAGGCGCCGCAGTTGGTGGTATTATTGGAGGAGCATTAGGTTGGTTCTCCAAAGGTAGTTCTGATGGTGGTATTGTTACTGGTGCTAACGAAGGCTTCTTACACAAGTTACACGGAACTGAATTGATTGTGCCACTAGACAACGGCAAACCCAGAGAAAGTTCTAAAGGTTACGAACATGCAATGAATATATTTGGTAAAGGCAGTAGCACAGTAGAAGAAGCTGTTGGAGCCGCTGGCAAGGTTGCTAAAAGTGCATGGGGTTGGGCCAAAAAAACATTGTTTGGCGGCGGAGATGAAGAAGAAGGTGCCGCTTCGGGTGAAAAACAAGGAGGCGCATTATCAGCGTTAGCTAAGTTACCTGGACCAATTGGAGCAGTTGCTGATGGTGTAAAAGCTATTGGAAGTTGGTTTGGTGGTGGCAAAAAAGACGCAGAAGCAACAGCATCAAACGAAAAAGAATCATCGAGTGGAGGTTTATTTGGTGCTCTTAAGAGTATTGTTGGAATTAGAGAGAAAGACGAACCTGGAGGTATACTAGACAGTATTGTAAGTAAAGTATCTTCGGTTGTAGCGGAAGTTAAAGAAGATGTTGTTGAAGCACTAGGTGGCGGAGATGAAGTTCGTGACCCGGATCGCCAGGCCGCAATGGCAGACGATAGCCCAATGAAAGCCGTATTAGACGAACAACTACAAGTATTATACCAATTACAAATGCATCTTGCAAATATTGATGGTACTGGCAACGAAACAGTTGCCTACCAAAGAACATTGGTAGAGAATACTTGGTAAAAAAACTAAATATACACATATAATAAACTAGGTAGTAACAGAATGAGTTGGAAAAAATATTTTAAAGCATCGAGTGTTCCAGGAGCAATGTCTGGAAACGTAAGCCCTATTTCAGGCTCGAGAAGTCAACCAGCTGATTCAGCATACAGAAACTACCAAAGTAATTTACCAGAAATTTATGTAGGCCATCCAAACCGTATTGATCGTTATAACCAATATGAACAAATGGACCTTGACAGTGAAGTTAATGCCGCATTAGATATTATTTCGGAATTTTGCACACAGAAAAATGAATCAAACAATACACCATTTGACTTTCACTTTAACGATAAACCAACAGACAACGAAGTTACTATTATTAACGAACAGTTGTTACAATGGGTAAACTTAAACGATCTTAATAAAAGAATGTTTAAAATTATTCGTAATACTATTAAGTATGGAGATCAAGTATTTTTACGTGATCCAGAAACATTCAAATTATATTGGTCTGAAATGGCCAACGTTACAAAAATTATTGTTAACGAAGCTGAAGGTAAAGAACCTGAGCAGTATATTCTTAAAGATTTAAATCCTAACTTTGAAAACTTAACAGCTACAGCAGTTCATTCAAGTGATGCATACGTTAATACTCCAAACGTTGGATCTGGAAATCAAAGTAGTAGTACTGCTTATATGCAAAATACAAATGCAGGAGTTTCCGGCGGGCGGTTTAGTGCAAGCCAAAGCGAAAGTGTAATTGATGCAGAACACGTTGTTCACCTAAGTTTAACAGAAGGGCTTGATATGTTTTGGCCTTTTGGTAACAGTGTTCTTGAAACAGTGTTTAAAGTTTTCAAACAAAAAGAATTACTTGAAGATGCTATTATTATTTACAGAGTGCAACGAGCACCAGAGCGTAGAATTTTCAAAATTGATGTAGGTAATATGCCTACACACATGGCAATGGCTTTTGTTGAACGTGTTAAAAACGAAATACACCAGCGTAGAATTCCAACTCAATCTGGTGGCGGTGTTAATATGATGGATGCTACATATAATCCATTAAGCACAAACGAAGATTTCTTTTTTCCAACTACAGCAGACGGCCGCGGTTCAAACGTTGAAACATTACCAGGCGGAACTAATTTAGGAGAAATAACAGATTTAAGATTCTTCTCAAATAAATTGTTCCGTGGATTACGTATTCCGAGTAGTTACTTGCCAACTGGCATGGACGACGGAACACAAAGTTATACAGACGGGCGTGTTGGTACAGCGTTAATTCAAGAATGGAGATTCAATCAATATTGTAAAAGATTACAAGCAATGATTGTTGATAAACTTAACACCGAGTTTAAAATGTTCTTGCGTTGGAGAGGTTTTAATATTGACAATCAACTGTTTGATTTAATATTTGAAGAACCACAAAACTTTGCTCAGTATAGACAAGCAGACATTGATAGTGCTCGTATTGCAACGTTTACACAATTAGAGGCTTTTCCTTATATGAGTAAGCGTTTTTTAATGCAACGTTACTTAGGTATGAGCGAAGCTGAATTAGCTGAAAATGAAATAATGTGGAATGAAGAGCAAGGCAAAGCAGATACATCAATGACAGGAGATCCGAGTTTACGTAATGTTGGTATTACTCCTGGTGGTATTGAAGGAGATTTAACTGATACTGAAGTCCCAGATGAAGAAGGTGGCGAAGAAGGTGCAGTTGATGATGCAGGAGCCGCTGAGACACCAGTTCCAGATGCTCCAACAGTAGATGCCGCTGGAAATCCTCTATAAGGTAAATAGTTTTATGTTATTAACTGAATTCTTTAAATCAGCGGATACACCGCACTATGTTGAAAAAGACGATGAAAGCATTATTCGTACAAATGATACACGAAAAGTTCGCTTGACTCTGTTACATCTAAATCGTTTGCGTAGTGCAAATGATGTGCGTAAGTACGAAGATGAACAAAAAACTCAATCTTTAAAGGATCAATATGCTAAACCAGCAGATGACGAGGCTGGTGGATTAGACGTATAACATATCCTCCAACTTAAGAACATTTTGTCTATAAAAAAGCAGTAATCCATAAAATTACTGCTTTTTTTTCTTTTTGACTCAAAAACACCGTAAAAGTACCTGTATTATATATAAAGTATGCAGTTATAGTAAATACATTACAAAGGTATTATATGCAAAGCCTTAATTATCACGAGAGGAGTTCCTATGAACAAGTACGAAAAGTTAATCGATCTTATCATTAGCGAAGACGAAGAAAAAGCAAAAGGTCTTTTTCACGAGATTGTTGTAGAGAAAAGTAAAACAATCTATGAGTCATTAATGGATGATGAAATCGCAGAAGAGATTACAGATGACAAAGTTGGTGATCTTGCACAGGACGTTGAAGCCGATGAAGAAGGTGTAAACGAAGAAGACGATGAAATGGAAATGGAATTAGATGCTGAAGCTGGCGATGACGGCGAAATGGGCATTGATGACATGGATATTGATGACGGTGCTGAAGAAGGTGGCGACGAAGCGCCAGCTACTAAAGGCGACGTAATGGATCTAGAAAGTGCAATTGATGAACTCAGAGTTGAGTTTGACAAAATCATGGACACAGTAGACGCAGATGGCGATGGCGACCACGATATGGAAGACCATGAAGACGCTGGTGAAGAAGCTGAAGTTGATGATGAAGAAACAGAAGAGAGTGTACAATTTGAATCTGCTGATGAAGAAGCTGAAGACGACGAAGAAGTTGCTGAAGCTGAAGAAGTAGATGAAGCTGAAGAAGTCATTGAAGAAGACGACGGACAAGAAGATTTAGACAGACTACGCGAATATGTTGAAAAAGTTGCCGGTGTTCCAAACACAGGCGGCGCAGACAACAATAGTTCTGTTGTAGCTGGCAAAAACGACATGGGCGGCGAAGCTGGAAACATTGCACAAGGTGGCGATGAAAAAGGCGGCAAAGTTGCATCACCTAAAGTTGATTCCGATGGTAATGTAAACGTTCCTGGTGGTAAAGCAAGTAAGTTGGCACCGGCTCCTAAGCCTAAGTCAGCAGAATAATAGGGCTTAATAATGGCTTTGTATCTTAGAGAAACTCTTACTTCTAACCAAGCTCAACTCGTAACGGAATCTGAGGACGGCAAGGACGGAAGTAAGAATCTTTATATGAAAGGTATTTTCATTGAGGGTGGTGTTAAGAATGCCAACCAACGTGTATATCCTGTTAACGAAATCGAAAAAGCCGTAACAGCTATTACTGAACAAATCAAAAGTGGATACAGTGTTCTAGGTGAAGTAGATCACCCAGATGATTTGAAAATAAACTTAGACCGAGTTTCGCACATGATCACAGATATGTGGATGGACGGACCGTGCGGTTATGGAAAACTAAAAGTCTTACCAACACCAATGGGTAAGATGGTTCAGAGTATGTCTGATGCAGGTGTTATGCTAGGTGTTAGCTCACGTGGATCAGGAGACGTAAATGAGGCGTCAGGACATGTCAGCAATTTTGATATTATTACTGTTGACATTGTAGCACAACCCAGTGCTCCACATGCATATCCTAAAGCAATCTATGAAAGTTTGCTTAATATGACTGGTGGCCATAAAGCTCTTGGGATAGCAGAAGAAGCTGTCCACGATCAAAGAGTACAAAAGTACTTGAAAGAGACGGTAACACGTCTAATCAAAGAACTGAAATTATAGGAGAAAAATCTATGTTTGATGCTTTAAAACCATTGTTAGAAAGTGGCATCGTAAATGAAGAAACTCGTGTAGCGATTGCAGAAGCTTGGGAAACTAAGTTATCTGAGGCTCGTGAAGAAATTCGTGCAGAAATGCGTGATGAGTTTTCTCAGAAGTTTGACCACGATAAAGGCGTAATGGTAGAAGCTCTAGACAAGATGGTAACCGAAAATTTAACAACAGAAATTGAAGAATTCCAAGCTGAGAAAAAGCAACTAGCAGAAGACCGTGCAAAGTTTAATGTACGTATGGTTGAAGCCAGTGAAAAGTTTGATAAGTTCATGGTCACTAAGTTGGCTGAAGAAATTAAAGAACTACGTAATGATCGCAAAACATACGAGAATAGCATTGCTAAACTTGAAAAGTTTGTTGTCAAATCTCTTGCAGAAGAAATCCAAGAATTCGAACAAGACAAAAAAGCAGTTGTTGAGACTAAAGTACGTCTAGTAGCCGAAGCCAAAGGAAAAATGGCAGAGCTAAAAGAAGGCTTTATTAAGAAATCATCAGCTCTTGTTAAAGAAGCAGTTACTTCAAAGCTAGAGTCGGAATTGGCTCAACTTAAAGAAGACATTACAATCGCCAGAGAAAATATGTTTGGAAGAAAAATTTATGAAGCAGTTGCAAGTGAATTTGCTGTTACTCATTTAAATGAGAACAAAGAAATCGCTAAATTGCATCAGAAAATTAAAGACTCTGAAGATAAACTTGCCGAAGCTACTAAGGCAATTGACGACGCTAATGTAATCGTTGAGACAAAATCCAAAGAGATCCGTATTATTAAAGAATCACAAGAGCGTAAGGAAACCCTTGCTTCTCTATTGAAACCTTTGAATAAGGAAAAAGCCACAGTTATGCGTGAGCTTCTCGAGTCAGTTGAGACAACTAAGTTACAATCTCAATTTGACAAATATCTATCAGCAGTATTAGGTGGTACTAATTCAACTAAGACAAAAAAAGTCGTAGTAGAATCCACTGAAGCTACTGGAAATAAGAAATCTGTAAGTCCTTCTGTAGAAGCTGATGATAGTCAAGATGCTACTGTCATTGAGTTGAAGAAACTTGCAGGGCTTAGATAATAATATACCCATAGGAGATAAGGTAAAATGAAAACAGCATTATTAGAAGGCCGTTGGGGCGAGACAAAAGATGCCCTGCTAGAAGGTCTACAAGGAACAAAGCGTTCTACAATGAGTGTAGTCTTAGAAAATACTAAAGGCGCACTACTTAACGAAGCAACAGCTGGCGCAACTCAAGCTGGTAACGTAGCAACTCTTAACAGAGTTATCCTACCTGTTATCAGACGTGTAATGCCAACAGTTATTGCTAACGAAATCGTTGGTGTTCAACCACTAACAAGCCCTGTATCACAAATCCACACTCTACGTGTTCGTTATGCTGATACAGTAGCCGGCGATGCGGCCGCAGACGGCGCATCAGCAGGTGAAGAAGCACTATCACCATTTAAGGTTGCTACTGCTTATTCAGGAACAAGTGCAGGTAAAGCAAGTCCAACAGCTACAGCTGAAGGTGTTGCAGGTAACCGCATCAACGTTCAAATCATGAAGCAAACAGTCGAAGCAAAATCCAGAAAGCTATCAGCTCGCTGGACATTTGAAGCGGCTCAAGACGCACAAGCAATGCATGGTGTTGACGTTGAAGCAGAAATCATGGCCGCACTAGCACAAGAAATTACTGTTGAAATTGATCAGGAAATTCTTGGTTCACTACGTTCATTAGCTTCTACAGGATTCAGCTACGATCAAGCCGCTGTATCAGGTACTGCTACTTTCGTTGGTGACGAGCATGCCGCTCTAGCAGTTATTGTTAACAGAGCCGCTAACAGAATCGCTCAGCGTACACGTCGTGGCGCTGGTAACTGGGCAGTTGTTTCACCAGCCGCTCTAACAGTTCTACAAAGTGCTACAACTTCAGCGTTCGCAAGAACAACTGAAGGTTCTTTTGAGGCACCAACTAACACTAAGATGGTTGGTACTCTTAACGGTGCAATGAAAGTGTTTGTTGATTCATTCGCTTCTGACTCAGCACCAGTACTAGTAGGCTACAAAGGTTCTGCAGAATCAGACGCCGCGGCATTCTATTGCCCATACGTGCCATTAATGAGCACAGGCGTTGTACTAGATCCATCTACACTAGAGCCAGTAGTAGGCTTTATGACACGTTACGGATACATTGAACTTACAAACACTGCAAGTTCATTGGGTAACGCGGCTGATTATCTAGAATCAATTAGCATGTCTAACCTATCATTCATCTAAGTCTTACTTAGAAGAATACCATTTAGAAAGGTCCTTCGGGGCCTTTCTTTTTGACTATAAATATTGCTATGTTATTAGATAGTAAATATTTTGAAGGAACTGATATGATATCAAGTACGGCTTGGGTTAAAGGCGGTACTTCTCCTTGTGTTGGCGATATAATTGAGCAAATTGATTCAACTAGTTTTATAGTAAAAACAGTTGAAGGTAAAAGCGATTGCACTCTTGTTAAAAGAGTACGAAATCCTGGTGAAATGTCAATAACAGCAACTCATTATCAGCGTGGAGCATTTAATATAGTAGAAATTTTACCTGAAACAGTATTGCATCCAGACGGAACAACATATAATTGGGTTACAGGTGCAAGGAATGCTTTTGGTGATACCGTAGGTTTAGTTTCATTATAACTTTATCTACGCATAAATACAAAAGAATAAGAATCATAAGGTGAGACAATATGCCCGCAACAAAAAAAGTAAATGACCATTATTATATCACTTCTCCGGAAGTTACTATTACAGGTAACCTAACAGTTAGTGGTGCCCAAGCAAGTGTTACTTCAACTGATAGTGTTATCACAGATAGACAGATCGTTCTTAATAATGGAGAAGCAGGCGCAGGTATTACAGGTCAATTAAAATCAGGTATTGAAATTGATAGAGGAACGCTTGATAATGCTATTTTAGTATTTGATGAAGCTGACGATCGTTGGAAGATTTCAACTGATGGCGGCGCTACATACCGTTTCATTCTTTCTACTACAAGTGCAAGTGGAGGAACTGACGTTGTTAGTGATACTACTCCGCATTTAGGTGGAAATTTAGAAATTGATGGCTTTAACATTCAACACGCAGGCGATAACGTGTCAATGGTTTTTGACGATGAAGGTTTTGGCGATAGTGGAGTTTATATGACAAACGATACTGTAACTACCCATGAACTAGTCACAATGAAAAAAGCGAAACTTATCGCATACGTATTAGGATAAAATAAAATGGCAATTCAAAATACTACATTAACAAGTACTGCCCAGGATTTACTACCTACAGTAGGAACTAGAGCTATTACATCAGTTTATTTTCAAAATAATCACTCTGGTGCAGTAACTATAGATATACATGTTATCCCAAGTGGTGATACAGCAGGAAATACAAATAGGATTTATAAAGAAGTTAATATCAACTCCGGTGATACACTTATTATTAGTACTGAAAAAATTATACTAGGTAATGGTGATATGATGCAGGCTACAGCGTCAGTAGACAACGTGGTATTTGCAACATGCAGTCACACAAGTTTTAGTTAAGGTTGAACAATGGCATATTACTTAAAAACTCCCGAAGCACTTGGTAGCACTTCACCTACAAAAGCAATACAAATTCCGGTATCACTAAGTGGTGCTGATAATCCTCCAGTATTACAAGACGGAATGCTTAGATACAATTCAGTCACTAGTTGCATTGAATTTGGAATAAACGCCGCATGGCGCAAGGTTGCAAAAGTTGGTAATGCAACAATTACATCACAAGATACAGTAGGAGATGGTACAGCTACAGATTTTGTATTGACAAATACAGTAGCGACAGTACACGATATTGTAGTCTTTGTAGGAGGAGTATATCAACAACCTACAGCAAATTATACAGTAGCAACCAATGCTAGTACTACCACTCTTACATTCACAAGTCCACCACCAGCACCTGGGGCCAATCCTAACAGAATTGTAATATTGTATAATGTAAATAGCACTGACGCAGTCTAAGGAGCACTTATCAAATGGCACTTGGCAGAATCTCAGGAGCAATGCTACAAGGGAATCTAGAGCGTGACGGAAGCGATCTAGCGTTTGAAACAGATTTACTTTATCTTGATGTAGCAAATAACAGGATTGGTATTAAAAACACCACTCCGGCTCACAATTTAGATGTTGCCACGTCTGGTAAAATTGGTAACATAGTTCTTAACGGTTCCGCTATTTCAGCAACAGGGCAACTTGATTTTGGTGCTCCGGCAGATATTACATTATCCGGTGGCTCAAATGGTTATGTATTAAGCACTGACGGTTCTGGAAATTTATCATTTACAAGTTTGTCAAGTATCATTGGAGCATCAGGCACTGATGGTATGTCAATAGTATTAGGCACACCAACTGATACTAGCTTAGTAACAGAAGCCGCATGGGACGGTTGGTTAACAACAACAAAAGTTACAGATGCAATTGATAATTTAAATCAAGTAGCATTAAACATTGCCAAAGAAACTTATGTAGGACAAGCAGATTTTACTGAAAGCACATCTGCAGGACCAAGCCCTTTAACAGTTAATTTTACAAGTGCATACACAGGAACAGCAGACACTTTCTTTTGGGACTTTGGAGACGGAAATTCAAGTACACAAGAAAATCCTTCGCACACATACGTAAACAACTTAGGCGGACAGTTTACAGTTGAATTTAGAGCAAGTAATAGCTCGGGTACGTTTAGTGGTGTACCTGCAAGTGGAGCCATTGGAAGTTACGATGATGTAACAAAAACAAATTTAATTACATTGTATACTCCAAATCCAATACCTGCTTTTACAATAACAGATGATAGCATTGATAGTGGCAGTTCAGCCGAAATAACAAATAGTAGTCAATACACAACCAGCTTTGATTTAGACTGGGGAGACGGAACACAAGAAAACCCAGCAAACGGTTGGACAACTGAAACTCATGTTTATTCTAATCCATCTGGTGATACACAGTATGCAATACAATTAGATGCAACTAGTACCACAGCAGGACCAAGCCCAGTTACTGTTACCGGAACTCCTCAAAACATTCAAGTGTTTGATACACATACGCCAACATTTACTGCTAATACAGTTGTTCTAGCAAACGAAGAATCAGCCGGAGGCGGGATTGTAACATTTACAAATACTACAGCAACTAATCCTGGTAGCACAAGTACATTTAATGCTAATAGGTATAGATGGACATATGGCGATGGTGATATTGATACAATCAATATACAAGGCGGTGTAGCAGGTAACCCCGGTAGCACTATACAACATCTATTTTCGTTATCATCAAGCAACCAAACCAACGGTGTTTCAGAAACGTTTGATGTTAAATTAGAAGTTATTAACGAACATACAACCAGTCCTTTTGCAAGTGGTTTAACTTCAATTAAAATTGAACCAGATGTTAGATCAAACTTCTCTGGTTCAGCAGATAGGCAAAGCGATAGAATTGGGGATAATGCACAAGATATTTACTTGCACAATGACTACAGAGATAACTTTGATAGAGCCGCTGTTACCTTTACGTCAACAGCAGAGCATGCCGATGATTACCTTTGGGATTTTGGAGACGGAACAAACTCCGGAACAATCAATGAAGGTAATCCAGGAACAACGACTGGAGGCACACTAGCAAAAACTTATGCAAGTAGCACGGTTGGAAATAAAACAGTTACTTTAACAGTCAACGGAACACCAGATACACTAGCACAAAGCGATGTTGATACAAAAACCAATTACATACAAATTAACAGTAATCCACCTGCACCAGCAAGTTTAAGTTCTCGCACATTAAGTTTAAGTACATCTGGTCAACCACATCAAGGATTTGATGTAAGGTTGGCATCAGGTGCAACAGACAACAGCGGTGGGAATATTCCAAGTGCTGGAAGCTCAGTTACAAGATATGTGTCTGGATTAACAAATGTCAACACAAACTCTGTTACAGATGTTAATACTGATTTAACAGGAACGTTAACAGCTAAAGTTAACAATGTTGCCGCAGGAACTGTTACATTTAATATTACTACAGATCAAAGTGCAACGTTCACTGACTTAGTACTAACTGACGATAGAGATGCACACGACTCAGTTAGTTCTTCAACATACCCAACAGGATTCTTCCGAGCATTTGATGCTAATATTAGCACATCATTTGCTGGATTGTCAACCGGTTATTCAGATTTTCAATTAACACATGATACAGGTGGAGATACTAATAATGTTGGGTTTCTCAAAGATGACTTGTCTTCGAATCCTACTTTAGATATTAATAGTGCCGTAGTAACGCAAACAGCACCAGGAACGTTAAAACATATATCTGGTATTCCTTATTATAATAATAGCAGTAATACTATTAGTGTAGCTGGAATTGAAGTATCAAATTGGATAGGACAAGCATATCGTAATGGTAGTAACTTTTTCTTTGAAGATAGTACAAACGATGAAAGCACAACTGATTCAATTATTAACACACAAAGCAAAAGTTATTCAGATATTGACGGAGCATCAACAATGCTCAGTTCAGGAACTCCAATAGCAGGCACAGGACAAGGATCAGCGTATGCACTTGGTAACATAACTTTTTCAATTAATAGAAGTGCTAGAGCAGTTGCTCAAGTACAAGCAAAAATTCGAAATGTTAATGGTGATAGTAATACTGTTATTTTCCCAACAAAGTTTAATGTTTATAGTTCATCGTTGACAGGATTTGACGAAGAAGATATTGACGTTCCAAGTACATTGGGTGGCACGTTTTCAGACAATGGAAAACGAGTTGCATTAGGATTAACTGGAGATAATCCTTCGTATACAGCGGCTGACTTTTTTACAAACAATCCTTTTACAGGTGCTATCACAGTTGCTGGAACCGACGAAGCAATAGTACGTTGGGGAACTTTAAAACATTATGATGATGATAATTTTTCAACTGGTTATCTACCAGTTGGTCCAGACTTAGTTACTGGAAGAACTGGAGCTCAGTATTTTACTTTTGCTTTCAGAAGAACTAACTTAGCAAACTTTGATATTAATATTACAACATCAACTGGAATAGCAGGTTTATGGCTAGCCGCTCCTGGAACAGGAATTGATGCCTCAGCAAGTTCAACCAACGGTTGGATTGATGGTACTGCTAGTTATGCAGGTGCTGGACTTCCTGGTACTGATACTAGTGCAGGAGGTAACGGTGACACCGGGTGTGCATTGACGTCAACTGATAGAGTACCAGTAAATACTGCAATTACAAATACATCATATACTATGACATTAGGTAGCGAAAACTTATCTAATGCCACAGGCAAAAACTGTTTAATTAGAGTAAGACTTGACAACGGGCAATCACTAAGTTCAATTAGTATTGAGGCGGCGGCATAATGGCTATTTCAGATACCCAAAAAGTTGATTACCTGTTTAAGAAGTTAGGGTATGGTGTTACTAAAACAGATACACTCGCTTTTAAACGAGCCTTCAATGAAAGTATAAGTTCGCCGCTATTATTACGTGGCGATAAAGTATGGCAAGAAGCAGATGTAATACCAGCAGTTAAACCGTCGTCGAGTAGTTCACAAGTAACAATATATGACGATAGTGGCAATGGTTTAGCTACTGTTGAATGCACAGAAGATATTACAGCAAGTGACAATAGAACTTGGAAAACAGGTTTAACTGATTGGATACCAACTGAATTTGGTGCAACATATCTTGTTAAAGTTTATATTTCTACCACCGCAGATGCAACTCCTCAAAGCAACGGAACTCAAATTCTTTCAGCAGGTAGTGGCAATGATGATGAATGGTTCTTTGATTACCAATCAGGTGTAGTACACTTCATTGGTGAAAACTTACCAACAGACATTGCGTCTGGAGTTACAGGAAAGAGTATCTTTGTAGTTGGTGCTAGGTATACTGGCAACTTTGGTGTAGGTGCAGGTGCCGGAGGCGGTGCTGTTGGCGATTTAAGTATATCCGGAACTACGATTAGTACAAACAGCGGAACTAATAATGATATTATACTTGACCCAGATGGAACAGGAGCAGTTTTAATCAGTGGTGCTGAAATTGAAAATCTAGCAGACCCAACTGATGCACAGGATGCCGCTACTAAAAATTATGTAGACACTCAACTAACTAGTGGATTATCAGGATTATCCGCTGATAAAATATTTGATGGTAACACAGAAGCCGTTGCTGATGATACTATTGGCGCAGAAAAAATTTCGTTTACAATTAACGGAACACAAGTTGGCGAAGTAGTTGGCACAGGACTTAGTATTGATCAAATTAATCCGTATACCAGTGCAACAGGAAGAATAACATTTAATACAGTATCAGCTTTTACTATACCTGCAGGAACAACAGCCCAAAGACCTGCTACAGGTGTTACAGGAGATCTTAGGTATAATACAACCGATGGTGGCTTAGAGTTTTGGAATGGTTCAATATGGACCAAACCAGGTGCAAGTGCTACATCGTCGGAAACGATAACCCCAGACGGTACTAGTGCAACTTATGCTCTAAATGAACTTGCAACAGTTGATAGTATTATTGTTACACTAAATGGTGTTGTACAGCATACAAACGCATATACAGTTGCTACTAATTCTAATGTTTCTTCAATTACTTTCAGCCAAGTTCCACAGGCAACAGATGAAGTTAATGTTAGATATCTAACACTTGACATAGCATTTGAAAACAAATATAGAAGCAACATATCAGCTGATCCTACTTCAAGTACAGCAGGTGAGGCTGGAGATTATTGGATCAATAATAAAGGTCAGTTTTTTATATACGAAGCAACAGGTTGGCATGTAGTAAGTACAGATCCAATAACTACTGTTTCTGTTGCATCAGCATCGCCACCAACTAGTATTTTTACATTCGCTTTAGCAGACTATCGTAGTGCAGAGTTTTTAGTTCAAAGTGTGAACGGTACTGATTATCAAATTAATAGATTGCTATTGATACATGATGATACTACAGCATCTATTAATAATACTTTATTAACTGCTGATGGAACAAGTGAATTTGTAACATTATCTGCTACTATCACTGGCTCAAATGTTTTGTTACAAGCAACAACTACAAGCGGAACAAGTACAATAACCGTCAGATCAACTTTAATTCCAGCGTAAATTAGTTCTTTTTATTCAGTGGACTAAATAACATTATACGAAAGAGTCTGTTCAAGACCGTTCCATAAAACCCCCAAAAAATTTGCCAGTTAAAAAACATGCTCGCAAACCATTTTCTCATGACTATGGTAAATAGTGTTATAATTTGATAAAGTCACCAATGACTTAAGGATAACACAGGAGCATATTAAAAATGGCGATAACACGTATTTTAAACAATCAAATTACCGATAGTACCATTACTGCGGCGAAGATTGCAAACGCTACTTTAACAGGTGGATTGTTTGCGGCAGACTTGACGCTTAACAGTAACGTTACTATTTCGGGTAACTTGGTTGTTTCAGGAACAGAAAGTACAGTATCTAGTACTAATACTTTTGTTAACGATCCTCTGATCGTTTTCAATAATGGATATACAGGAACACCAACTTACGATATTGGTATTCTAGCTAATAGAAATCTACAAAATTTAGATGGAAATAACGTTAACGCCGCTTTGGTATGGGTTGAAGCAGACGATAAGTTTGAAGCAATCGCAACTACTGAAACTGGAGGTACAGCAGGGGCAATTAACAGAACAGCATTCGTTGATTTCCAAGCAAAAGAAATTGCTGGTACTACTATTACAGCAAGTACAAATTTTGCTGGTGCTTTAACTGGTAACGTAACAGGCGATGTAACAGGTGACTTAACTGGTGATAGTGCAGGAACACATACAGGTGCAGTAACAGGTAACGTAACTGGCGATGTTACTGGAGACTTAACTGGTGATAGTGCAGGAACACATACAGGTGCAGTAACAGGTAACGTAACTGGCGATGTAACTGGTGATTTAACAGGCGCCTCAACTGGTGCTCATAATGGTACAGTTGGAGCAACCACTCCAGCAACTGGTGCATTTACAACAATCAGTGCTAGTGGAACAATCACTGGTGATGTAACTGGTGACTTAACCGGCAATGTAACCGGCAATGTAACTGGCGATGTTACTGGTGACTTAACTGGTGATGTAACCGGCAATGTAACTGGTAACTTAACTGGAGCCTCAACTGGTGCTCACAATGGTACAGTTGGTGCAACCACTCCTGCTACAATCGTAGGTACAACCATCGGCGGTACTGTTATTACAGCAAGTACAAACTTTGCAGGTGATATTACTGGTGATGTAACTGGTAACGTAACAGGTAACTTAACAGGTGATGTAACTGGTGATGTAACTGGTGATGTTACAAGTGCAGGAACAAGTACTTTTGCTACAGTTGATGTGAATGGCGGTGCTATTGACGGAACTACTATTGGAGCAACTTCAGCTTCAACTGGTGCATTTACAACATTAACATCAAGTGGTGGATTTACAGGTGATGTAACTGGTGATGTAACTGGTGACTTAACCGGTGATGTTACAAGTGCAGGAACAAGTACTTTTGCTACAGTTGATGTGAATGGCGGTGCCATTGATGGTGCAATTATTGGTGCTAACTCAGCCGCGGCAGGTACGTTCACAACAATTAATGCAAGTGGTGCAATCACAGGTGATTTAACTGGTGATGTTACAGGTAACGCTGATACAGCAACAGCTCTAGCAACAGGTAGAACTATTGCAATCACTGGCGATGCAACATATACATCAGGATCATTTGATGGAACAGGCAATGTAACCGGCGCACTTACCTTAGCAAACAGCGGAGTAACAGCCGCAACAGTTGGATCTGGAACAGAAATTCCAGTTATTACTGTTGATGCAAAAGGACGTATTACATCAACTTCAACAGCCACAGTAACAGCCGGCGTATTGGCTATGGCAGGTGACTCGGGCACTGACAACGTAACAGTTGGTACTGATACACTAACCTTTGCTGGTACAACAAACGAAGTTGTAACTACAGTAACAGACAACCAAGTACAAATTGGTTTACCAGACAACGTAACAGTTGGCGGAAACTTAACAATTAGCGGTGACTTAACAGTTGATGGTACAACTACAACAGTTAACACAACCAACATTGAAGTTGAAGATCCATTGATGTTCTTAGCAACTGGTAACGGTGGCGCTGACTTAGTGGACATTGGTTTCTACGGACTATATGACACAAGTGGCTCACAAGACTTATACGCAGGACTATTTAGAGATGCTGGAGATGGCAAATTTAAATTGTTCAAAGATACACAAGACGTTCCAACTACAACAGTGGATACAAGTGGTACTGGTTATGCAGTCGCATCACTGGTAGCAAACTTAGAAGGTGCTAGTGACGGTGCTCATAACGGTACAGTTGGAGCAACAACTCCAGCAACTGGTGCATTTACAACAATCAGTGCTAGTGGAACAATCACTGGTGATGTAACTGGTGACTTAACTGGTAATGCAGATACAGCTACAGCATTAGCTACTGGTAGAACTATTGCAATTACAGGAGATGGAACTTATACATCGGGATCATTTGATGGAACAGGTAACGTAACTGGTGCTTTAACACTAGCAAACAGCGGAGTAACAGCAGGCTCATATGGTGATGCCGCCAACGCCGTAGCAGTGACAGTTGATGCAAAAGGACGTATTACAGCGATCTCAGAAAACGCTATTGCCGCAGTATTTAATGTCACAGGTGACTCAGGTAGTAAAGCTATAGCATTAGCAACTGAAACTATTGACTTTGAAGGTGGTACAGGTGTAACAACCGCTGTTGATAATGCAAATGATAAGATTTCGTTTGCAATTGGTCAGGCAGTTGGAACAACTGACAACGTAACATTTGGAACAATTGGCGGTACTGTTATTACAGCAAGTACAAACTTTGTAGGTGATATAACTGGTGACTTAACTGGTGGTGCAACAATTGGTGCAGGTAAAACATTAGATGTCGACGGTGTTGTTGATATTGATGCTAGTTCAGGAAACATGGATGGTGTTAATATTGGTGGAACTACACCAGGAACAGCCGCATTTACTACAGCATCAGCAAGTGGTGGATTTACAGGTGACTTAACTGGTACAGCAGACGTAGCAACAGCAGTAACATTGATTGCTAGTAACACCACAGACTCCGCACACTACATCAACTTTACAGACTCTGCAACAGGTAATGAAAACATCAGAACTGACACTGGATTAACATACAATCCAAGTAGTGGAATTTTAACAACCACTCAAGTAACTGGCAACTTAACTGGTGACGTAACTGGTAATGCAGATACAGCCACAGCATGGGCATCAGCTCGTACTATTTCACTAGGTGGTGACTTGTCAGGTAGTGTAAGCATTGACGGTAGTTCAAACGTAACACTAAACGCAACTATTGCCGCAGATAGTATTGCACTAGGTACAGATACTACTGGAGCCTATGTCCAAAGTATTACAAACGGATCGTACATCACAGGTGGTGACGGTGGTAGCGAAAGCGCCGCTCTAACACTAGCAGTTGATGCAACTATCAAAATACAGCAAGTAAAGTTGTTGCACGTGATGGCAGTGGTGACTTTGCCGCAGGCACAATCACAGCAACTTTAACTGGTAACGTAACTGGTAACATTACTTCATCTGGTACAAGTGCATTTGCTACTGCAACATTTAGCGGAGACTTAACTGGCAACAGTGCAGGTACCGCAGGTAATGATGTAACTTGGTCAGGTGATACAAAAGCTGGACTATTTAGAGTAGTTGCAAGTGCAACATACGACACAGTCATTATTGGCGGTGATGGTACTTCAGGAGACTTAACAACAGGTGCTACTCTTAATATTGTTGGTACAGACAGTGTTAGAATTCCGTCAGGAACAACAGGACAACGTCCAGTTTCTGGTGCACAAGGCATGATGCGTTATAATACAACTTCAGGTAACACTGAAATTTATAGCGGAAGTGAATGGAAAAACTTAGCAACTGACTTCACAGTTATTACACACGATAGCTTTAACGGTGACGCCAGTACTGTAGCATTTACACTAAGTGAATCGTCAACTACAGCAGGTTGTATGGTTAGCATCAACGGTGTTATCCAGATTCCAACTTCAGCATACAGCATTAGTGGTACAACATTAACATTTACTGAGGCACCAGCTTCAGGTGATGTTATTGATGCTAGAATTATCACAACTACTAGTACTATTGAAGGACTAAGTTCTGGTAATACTTACATGAAGATTGATGCTACAAATACCAGCATTGATGTTTACACTGGAACAAACTCAGGAACTATTACTAGTTACTGGGATAGAGATGGTGCATATGTTGAGAATAAGACTGCTATTAGCGTTGGCACAAGTGCAACTGATATTGCAACGTTTGCGTTGGCAACATACCGCTCAGCTAAGTTTATTGTACAAAGTACAAATGGAACTGATTATCAAGTAGACGAAGTGCTTGTTATACACGACGGAACTACAGCAACAATGACATCATATGCTCAAACAGTTGCTGATGGAACTACAGCGTTTATGACACTAACAGCAGACATTGATAGTGGAAGCGTTAGACTAAGAGGAACAGGTGGCAGTGGAACTTCAACCGTAAGAGTTGCAAAACACTACATCGCAGTATAATAAAACAAGAGCTGGGGTAGGAATAGCTTACCCCAGCTCACTTAACAAATAGCCAATGGGAGATATGGAACAATGGCAAACAGTAATTTCGTAGTTAAAAATGGATTAACCGTAGGTGCATTAACAATTGATGCATCAACAGGTAACATCACAACATCAGGTACCATTAGTGGTGACCTAGCAACATCAAGTATCGCTAAAAACGATACCAGTCTTGCTCTAAACGATACTGGCACAGGCAGCGATGTTGCTGTTACTGTTGACGGTACAGAAATTTTTACAATTACCGGTGACGGTATTATACCAAGTGTTGATTCCGACGGGTCAACAGGTTTTTCATTAGGTAGTGCATCTTTTGCATGGAAAGACGTTTATGTGTCCTCAGGATCACTTTACGTTAATGGTCAAAAAGTTCTACAAGACGATTCAGGTACAATCGTTGTTAGTGCTGACTCTGACCAAAACCTAAGTTTTCAAACAAGTGGTTCAGGTAATGTTGAATTGAATGCAACAGGCTCAGGACTGATTGCAGTTAAATCAACACTACAGATTGAAGATGGTATTAATATCACTAACTCAGCAGGAAATGCAATTACATTCGCTAATAGCATTGACGTTGATGCAATTGAAAGCAGATCAACTGACACTAACTTAACACTTTCAGCTAACGGCTCAGGTGTTGTTACAGTTAACGATAACTGTACAATTACAGGAAACTTAACAGTTTCTGGCACAACAACCACAGTTAACTCAGAAACAATTTCACTAGCTGATAACATGATTGACTTAAACAGTAACTTTACCACTGGTACTCCAAGTGAGAATTCAGGTATCAGAATTATGCGTGGTGACTCAACTAACGTAACATTTATTTGGGATGAAGGCAATGATAGATGGACAGTAGGTTCATCAAATATGGTTGCTGGTACATTCATTGGTGCTTTAACAGGTAACGTAACTGGTAACGTAACTGGTGATGTAACTGGTGATTTAACTGGTAACGCAGATACAGCAACAGCACTTGCAACTACAAGAGCAATTCAAGTAAGTGGTGCTGTAACAGGCACTGCAAACTTTGATGGCAGTGCGGCAATTAACATTGTTACTACTAATACTGCTGATCCAACTGTTACACTTACTGGTGCAGTAACTGGTTCAGGTACATTAACAAACTTAGGTGATGTTACTATTACAACAACAGCAACAGCAGATCCAACTGTTACACTTACTGGTGCAGTAACTGGTTCAGGTACATTAACAAACTTAGGTGATGTTACTATTACAACAACAGCAACAGCAGATCCAACACTAACACTTGCTGGTGATTTAAGTGGTAGTGCAACATTTACCAACCTTGGTAATGCTACACTAACTGCAACTATTGCCGCAAACAGTGTTGCACTAGGAACTGATACAACAGGTAACTATGTTGCCGCAGGTGCTACAAGTGGTAGTGGTATTAGTGGTAGCGTAAGCAGTGAAGGTGGTACATTTACTGTAACATCAAACGCTACAAACGCAAACACTGGTTCAACTATTGTGTTTAGAGATGGTTCAGGTAACTTTAGTGCTGGAACAATCACTGCTAACTTAACAGGTAACGCAAGTGGTAGCTCAGGAAGTTGTACTGGTAACAGTGCTACTGCAACAACTGCAACTAACGTTACTGTAAGTGCAAACAATACTGCTAACGAAACTGTTTACTTAACATTCGTTGACGGAGCAACTGGTACACAAGGTCTTGAAACAGATACAGGACTTAGTTACAATCCAAGTACAAACGTTCTTGCTACAACAGCAAGCCAAGCACAATACGCTGACTTGGCAGAACGTTATGAAGCAGAAGCACCTGTAGAGCCAGGAACAGTAGTACACTTTGGTGGATCTAAAGAAATCAAAGAATGCGACGAAGATGGTTGTTCTAAGGTAGCTGGTATTATCAGTACAACACCAGCTTACATGATGAACGCAGATGCAGGAGATGATTCAACTCACCCATACGTAGCACTTAAAGGTAGAGTTCCTTGTAAAGTACAGGGTTCTATTAAGAAAGGTGATATGATGGTTTCAGCAGGCAATGGCAGAGCCAGAGCAGAAGCTGATCCAAAAATGGGATCTGTTATCGGAAAAGCAATAGCTGATAGCGAAGGCGAAGCAGTCATTGAAGTGGTTGTACTATAATTTAATAGTATAAAAATCAAATTAGGAGAAAAGGGTCGAGAGGCCCTTTTCTTTTGACTGTATAGAACATATAAATACAATGAAGACTACGAGCTTAGGAACACGCAATGCCATTAACACGCCCTACTGCATCACAGGTTAATTTTGATGTAACCAATGTTACCGACCCATTGGTACGATTTAACAGTGGGCAATCTGGAACAAATGATAAAGATATTGGTATTGTATTCGAAAGAGGAAGTCAAACGAATGTTGCATTACTATGGGATGAAAGTGCTGATAAGTTTGTATTAGTTAATACTTCAGAAGATGGCACAACCAGTGGTAACGTAACTATCTCAAGTTATGCAAATCTACAAGCAAATGATATTGTATCAGGAAATATCAACAACACTGGTACAGTAACGGCAGGAACAATGACTGACGGTACAGTGTCATTTAATGCAGGCAATATTACTGGCGTAGATACACTACGCATTGACCAAACAGGCACTGGTTTGCGTATGACAAATGTTGGTGCGTTTGACAATGATGGTAGTAACAACTTCCGTATTTTCGCTACAAGTGATTTACAACTTAAAGCAAATGGTGATACAGGTGGTGGTTTAACAATTGACGCTACAAATCAAGATGTAACTATTACAAACGATTTGCGTGTAACTGCTGGACAGTTTTACTATGGTGGTACAGCAGTAACTAGCACAGCAACAGAACTTAATTTGTTAGATGGTGTAACAGGCACATTAGTTACTGAAGCAGGTACACAAACATTAACAAATAAAACAATCACATCGCCTACTATTAGTAATCCAACACTAACAGGCACATACACATTTACATCAGATGCAACTTCAACGCCTGCAATGACATTAACAGCAAACAGTATTAATGACGGTGTAGGTGCATTGCGAATAAACGGATCACAAGCAGACATATACTTAAACCCAAGTACTGCTACACACACCACTGTAACTTTTGCAGTTAACGATGATCAGCGTCTTGCATTTGGTATGGACAACAACAGTGACTTTTATATTACCAGACGAACTGGTGGCAGTTGGTATAATGATACTTTTGTAATAGACAGAGACACTGGTTTACTCAGTTTAGGATATGATCTTTCAGTAGCCGGTGATGCAACTATTACAGGAAATCTTACAGCATCAAGTTTAAATGTAAATAATCAAAGTACATTAGCAACATCGTCTCAAACACTTGCAACAACATCTCAGACAGCAATTGATACATTCAGTGCGTCAGCGTTTAGAAGTTGTAAATATTTAATACAAGCAACAAATACTGTCAGCAGTGAATACCAAGCCACTGAAGCAATTATAGTACATAACGGCACCACTTCATACATGAGTACTTACGGAATCACTTATACTGGTAGTGCCGAACTAGCAACATTTGCAACAGACATTAATAGCGGAAGTGTTAGGCTATTAGCGACCGGCGCCAATGCAAATAGTACACAGTATAAAGTAACACGTATAACGGTTGTAGTATAACCTAGTCCACAGACTATTAAATTGTTTATTTTAACTACCTTTAGGATTCTTTTTGAAGCCTTTTAACCCCACAAGACTTATGTTGTTTAAACTATGTGTACTGCTCAGCAATGATGCTTAATGACGACAAGCATTTTTTACTGTATATGAATAATTACTCTCAAAAGAATAAATAGTAGTAATAGAACACCTTGTAAGGAGCAAAGCCATATGTACACTATTGAGCAAAAATTTCGTGCCTCGTATACTGGTGAAGATGTTACAACCCTATTAAAGTTTGAAGATGGGCAACAACCACCACAAACTGAATGGGTAGCTAATAGCGTTTTCAACAATTACGTAACTACACAAGCCGTTGTTATCGGCGGAGGCGAAACAGCCTTAAAAAATAATGCAAGTTTATTAACTAAAATTAAAAATCATAAAGGTGGTTTATTAGCCGCTAATAAGTTACAAACTTATGGAACAAACGATACATGGAAATATATTCCTTGTGATTTCCTAGTAGCTATTAGCGATGCCAATGTTAAGCCTATTATTGACGATGGATATTACAATGGTAAAATTGTTTACACCAACGCTGATATGGTTTTAAAATATCCAGGAAAAATGTATCTAACACCTCAAGATCCACCATGGAATAGTGGTGCTATTGCGGCCTATCTTGCCGCTTTTGACGGGCATAGTAAAGTGTTTCTATTAGGCTTTGAAGCAGATAAAGGAGAAGAATTCCCATTCTGGGTTAAAGCGGCACAAATAGTTTTTGACACATATCCTGATACAGAATTTGTTTATATTACTGATTCATCAGATGGAGAGATGCCAGGTAGTTGGAAGAACTCAGACAACGTTAGACATATTACCTTACGTGAGTTTGTTCTTGAAGCTGATATTGGATAATTCCTGAACAGTCTCAAGTTTTTCAATTATTTTGTCAAACTTAAAAGAACGCCATACCCCCGGATGTAAAGGCCGGGGGTATTTCTTTATCGGAACCCAACAATAACCTTCGTGTTCGTCATTGAGATTTGGTATAAATTCTTCTTCTACAATACTTACATAGGTATGAAATGTAAATTTTTTATTATCGCTTGTAAAAGTTTCAAGCGGAGATAACTTTACTTCTTTAAGTTCTCCAATCTCTTCGTTAATTTCTCGTCGAAGAGTTTGAATAGGAGTTTCGTCTTTTTCAACTTTACCTCCAGTTATACCCCAAGTGCTTTTATATTTTCCTGTGGTGGATCTTAATAGAAATAGGTATCGCTGAGTAGACTTGGCATATATTAAACACCCAGTTGCTACTAGATTACGATTCTCCACTCGCCTTCTCGATACAGGCCTTCGACGCTCTTTGTCCATGTTTTCTCATGCCACTTGTATTGTATATTGGTATTTACGTTAGTAACATACTGGACATCATTTTCTGTACTGGCATCAAAGATAACTCTCCAAGTTTGGTCAGAAAGGTCGTATTCAATAATATCGTTGGCTTTAGCAATAAAGTTACGGTTTTGTCCACCACCCCATACATCTGCACTTTCGTGGTTATCTCCACTACCAATTGGTCCAAGTGTTAAATATCTTACATTTTGACCATCACGTTCTGCCGGACGTCCTTGGCCGGGTGCATAAGCATCAGTGTTATCGTACATTAAATCAATTATGTTGTTGTTGAATGGATCTATAATTGCATCTATTCCGCCTGTTATAGTGTTTGCTGGGAAAGTGTCATTATCTTTTGAAGTTATTAATAATTGATTTGTGTTTCCTGGATTAAAATTAACATATAATACACTCTCGTATGTACGCCCAATATCTGTTAATCTAATTTCAGTTAAACCTGGTTGTAACTCACCGTAGTGTTCTATTAAATCTGCCCAGTTGGCTTGATTACCATGTGCAACAGTTAATTCTCCGTCTGGACTAGATGCAACTGCTTCGTTCTTCATTAACGTTATAGCGTCTCCGTTATAGATAATACTATATCCATATGGTTCAACAATTCTACGTGTCAAATATGAAGCGTCATCAAGTACATCTCGTTTAATTTGCCCAGTTGAATCGTATACACTTGATACCGCACTTAATATAACACCAAGTCTTTTAACTTTAGCTGGTGGGCTAATCCAAATTGGTAAACTAAAACTCATAGTTGAAATACTAATATCTTCGTTAGTACCCATTGGAACAGATCTGCTATCCCATCTGGTTTGAGTTAGCCGTACTGCACTTAGACTGGTCCAATCAATATAGTTGTCGGTACTTTGTATTTCTAATGCAGGATTAAATAGTGTAGCAAGTTGTTCAACAATTTGTAGTTTTTGTTCTGTATTGCTTGTCCATATATCTAAGTTTAATGTTAGCTCGTACGGAACAGGCATGTGCCTCTCTACAGTATAACTATCAAATTTTGTTTCATCATATGTGTCAGTGTCTTTATCATAGCGGTGTTGGCGTAAACTTATTTTGTTTGAAAATGATGGATCTTGCATACGTGATTGATCATACACTAAATCTGTAATGTATACTGACATTGCAGGAACAGATGGCATGGTATTTTCAGTATTACCTTTAAGGATAGTTGCGGCTTGTCTGCTTTGATCTCCGTACATTACTGGAATACGTTGTACAGCGGTAGCACCTGCCGCATCTTCGCTACCAAATTCTACATAAAAGTTACTAACCATACGTATGAACTGTTGAACAAAACGACGGATCTGGCCGTCATAGAAGAAATTTTTATGATCTGTATCAGCCATTATTATCCGCCTTAGGTGTAAATGCTACACTTAAACCTTGACGCTCAGGTAGTGTATTAGTTTCATCTTCAGGATCAACGTAAGTAGTATCGTTATGTCTAAATTCTGAGTTTCGTGTTTGATTTATATCAGTGTTTGGCGTCAATCCTGTTCGTACAGCATCTACCTGTTTAATCCATCGTTTACCATCATATTTAAACAATCTATTAGGTAAGAAGTCTATTCTTAAGAATTGGTCTTGTGGTGCAGGACTAGCTGGAAAAGCTATACCTGATCCAATGGTGCCATCAAACACGCCTCCGGTTAAATATCCAGTTAGACGTTTGTCTTCGTTATTTGCTACTGAACTATTATTAGCGGCATTAAGTGGAACGCCTTTTTTGTCAAGGTCAACTGGTTCACCGTCGTGATCAGCTGTATATTCTGTGTCGTCTGCACTTGGTAAGTTATCTCGACCAAGCGTTGTTTTAAGTTCAAATAGATGTTCAACATCATATCCTGATTTTGGTACTTCGGCAGTTGCCTGTGCAATAACAGCGTCATTGATAGCAATATTTTTATCATACTGACTAAGAATTTGAGCAGTGGTTGTTGCAGTACCTTCAACAGCAATTTTATTAATAATGTCTTTGTATTCTTGTGCGTCCACCATTGGTTCAAATTTAACACGCCACAAGTGAGGCCACCATGTTGGACTGAATCCTTCAGATGCAAAACTAGCATCTCCCGCTACATAATATCTTTTTAAAGCAACAGGTACGTCATCGTCTAATGCATAAAAGTCTTTAAGATGTGGTAATTCAATAACATCACCAGCTATAATTTTACGTCCTAGTTGTGCAACCATGTCGTTTAAATGGAAGGTTACCATAATACTAGCACCTGTTAGAAAAATACCAAACTGAGATAGATCAAAATCGCTATCTCCTCTTGTGTAATGTCCTCGTACCTCATAAACATCATCATCATATTGACGATCTCTGTTTTCTACAAATAGCAGATCTTGTATATTCTTTTCGCTTTGAGTACCATATTGAGGTTGAGTTGCATCGCCTTGGTCACCTTGATCCTTTGTACCAATGTATTTGTGTACAAACATTCCAGTGCCACCTATTGTAAACATTTCGGAAATACGGCGATCTGTAAACTTGTAATCGTTACTATGTTGTCCGTCTTTCCATAGGCTAAGTCTTGGCATTTTTGCAAAATCCTTATTAGTTGTACTCTTATTTATTAGAAAAATCTCCTGTGTGGTTAAATAAATGGTTGACAAATCCTTGTTATGTGTTATTATGTATATTGTAGTGTATTTTATAAGTACCAAAAGGAGCGGATATGGCTGTTACAAAAAAACGTATAAATCTAACCCCAAAGAAAAAGAAGCCCAGAGCTAAAGTACACGTTAGACGTGGCTCTAAACTACAAGAACCAAATTGGGAAGGATCTGAGCATTGGGATGGTAAACAGTATCACGATTTTACTCGTGTTGCTTCTGATTTTTATTATGCTGAGTATAAAGGAAGTGATTTGGTTCCATATCTGTGGGCCTGGATGAAAGAGAATGATTACACTAACCAACAAATTAAAGAAGCAAAAGCGGCACCGTCACATGCAATTTCGACAGTAGCATGTTATAATGCACGTATGCTTTCAAATGGTAGACCTGACTATCACAAAGCACATGATGAGTACTGGCAATCTCTTGCAGGTACAATGGGTGATGTTAGACCAGTAAGTACTTGGATACGTGAACAAATTGAAAAAGCAATTGAGCTTGGTGCTCCGCTTGTAGCAGAAAAAGAAGCTGAAGCCCAAGCGGCAAAAGCAAAAGGTACATATTACAAGCCAACTATTCAAGATCGACTTAATGAAAAAGTTGATGAAATACTAGGTGAGCTTGAAGGTCGTTACGACGAAGTAATACTAGGTTCTAAATCGGCTAAAGCAGATGCCTACAAACTGTTCCAAGATGAAAAGCTACCTCAGTCTAAAATTGGTGATGTTGTTAAATTTGTTACTGAACGTAAACAAGGACTTGAAGAAGATTGGAAAGATCTAAAGAAAGGCGATCCAGACTGCAAAGAAGGTTACGCTCATATGAAGCCTGCAGATTGGAAGCGACACATTGCTTGGTATGAAGAAGTACTAGCAGATTGTACTAGTTTCTCTCAATTGAAAAAAGCTACACGTAAAACTCGTGTTAAGAAGAGTCCGTCAAGAGAAAAGATTGTTTCAAAGCTCAAGTATAAAGCTGAAGATACAGTTGTTAAAGTTGCTAGTATTAATCCAATGCAGATACTAGATGCTGAAGTGCTTTGGGTTTATAATACTAAAACACGTAAACTAGGCAAATATGTTGCTGACGATCATCAAAAGCTAGGTGTCAAAGGTGCTAGTATTACAAACTTTGTAGAAAGTGCTAGTGTGCAAAAAACATTACGTAAGCCTGAAGAGCAATTGAAAACCTTCCAAAAAGCAAACAAAGTTGCTCTAAGGAAGTTTATGTCAACTGTAAAAACCACTGAAACCAAACTAAACGGTAGAATTAACAACGAAACAATTCTAATCAAAGTTCAGTAACTTATTACAACCCTGATAAATACATTATATTAACTAGCAGGGTTACTCTCTATGGCAACACAAAAATCTGGACTAAATGCTGACGGCACCTTAATTAGCGATAATCTATTTGATGCTGGTACTGGAACAGGTGCTGGACAAATTGAATTTGATGGTTCTAGTTTGCCAGCAGTAAATGCTCTTAAAAAACAAATTGAAGACTATACTCGTTTAAAATTAGGTGACGGGCTGGTTGATGTAGAGCTTGATAAAGAGCATTACGATTTAGGAATACACAATGCATTAGTAAAGTTTCGTCAACGTAGTAGTGCCGCAACTGAACAGAGTTATGCTTTCTTAAAATTACTACCTGAAACTTCAGAGTATATTTTACCATCTGAGATTATGACTGTTAATGCTATATACCGTCGTGGCATTGGAAGTGCCACAGGCAATACCGCCACACAGTTTGAACCATTCTCAGCAGGGTATATGAATACGTATATGTTGGTAGCAGGTCGTGTTGGCGGCTTGTTGAGTTATGAATTATATGCACAGTACCAAGAACTAGCAATGACTATGTTTGGTGGTTACATGCAGTTTAATTGGAACAATGCAAATAAAAAATTAACAATCATTCGTAAGATTCCAGATCAAAGCGATGAAGTTGTTGGGCTACAGGTTAACAACTACAAGCCAGATTTAATGTTACTAAATGATCATATGGTATATCCTTGGTTACAAGATTATGCATATTCATTCTGTAAACGTATACTTGGAGAAGCAAGAAGCAAGTTTGCTAGTATTGCAGGACCAAGTGGTGGTACTGCTCTTAATGGACCTGCATTGGTTGCCGAAGCACAAGCCGAACTTGATGTGCTAGAGCAACAACTAAAAGATTATGTTGATGGTGGAATGCCATTAACTTGGACAACAGGGTAAACTAAAATGAGAGCATTTGATTTTTTACCAGAAGATACTGATGTTACTGAACATGAATTAGTTTGGGCTAAATCTAAAAAAGGTCCCGTGATGAAATGGCGTTGTCTAAGTGGTCAACGTAAAGGACGAGTTGTTCCTAAAGTAATTGATTGTAGTAAACCAATTGATGTTGCACAACGAGCTCGTATGAAAGTTACTCGTGCTAATACTAAGATTAGAGCGGCACGTAAAGCCAAGAAAACTAAAAGAGTAAATCCATACAGTCGTATGGTAAGAAATCTTAATAAATCCAAAAAAAGATAGATTGACACTACCCAATGTTTATGCTATAATACAGTATTAGCATTGGAGATTAATTCATTATGATTGTTGGAATTTGTGGTCTTATTGGATCAGGCAAAGGAACAGTTGCTGATTTCCTAGTGAACGACAAAGGTTTTACTAAATTAAGTTTTGCAGATAAGTTAAAAGATAGTGTAGCTACATTATTCGATTGGCCTCGTCAACTACTTGAAGGTGATACTGAAGAAAGTAGACAATGGCGTGAGCAAGAAGATATATTTTGGTCAAAAGAATTAAGCCAGCCTGTAACTCCACGTTTTGTATTACAACTATACGGAACAGAATGTATGCGAAATGGATTCTATGATGGCATATGGGTTAGTTTTGTTAAAAAGAAAATACTTGATAATCCTAAACAAAATTTTATAATTCCAGACACCCGCTTTCCTAATGAAATTAATGTATTACATGAACTAGGTGGCGAAGTATGGTGGATACGCAGAGGCGAACTTCCGAGTTGGTGGAATATTGCAGTTATTGGTGAGACTCCGCCTGGAATACATGCAAGTGAATATGCTTGGGCAATGCCTGACGATAAGTTTGATAGAGTTGTTTATAACGACGGAACTAAAGAAGAATTGTTTAAAAGTCTTCAATTTGTGGACTAGGCTTCCAAGGTATTCTACTTCCGTATAGCTCTGCTTTGCAGTTAGCACATATTGTTTTAAGATTAAAACTATCAACGTTTGATAGATTTCCGTCTACATGAAAGACAAACATTTGATTATTTGTCTTTGCTTTAAAGCCACACTTATCACATCTTTCTTTTTTACGATACCCCATACGATACCACATAGGTGCCGCTGGCTTTAATTTTTTCTTTTTACGGCTACATGAATCGCACATTTTGCGATAGTAAACTTTGTTGCCCTTACGACTATTAATAGCAACAGGTCTTTCTTCGCATACAGGGCATATTTTGCGTTCGCTCATATAGTTATTTATAAGCAAACCTTAATTAAGGGCATCTGTAGAGCATGGTTTTTGGACATAATTAATAAATACATTTAAGCAAAAACATTGTGTCCTCACTGATACAGAGTTTTTAAATATTACAATAGTGTAAAAGGAAGATAATAAAATGGCATTAATTTCACCAGGTTTAGAGCTTAGTGTTACCGACGAGAGTGCATACGTACCAGGTGCCGTCGGAACAGTACCTCTAGTATTCCTAACAACCGAACAAGACAAAATTTATACAGGCACAACGATTGCCTCTGGTACAACTAAAGCTAACGCCGCAACATTGCAGGCGTTCACTAGCCAACGTGAAATTGTTACTGCTCTTGGAACTCCGATATTTAAACAGAGCGCCAGCGGTACACCAACACACGGTTCACCACTAAACGAATACGGCTTAATGGCTTCATATTCCGCACTAGGACTAAGCAATAGACTATATGCTATCCGTGCTGATGTTAACCTTAAAGAGTTAGAAGCAACAAGCGTTCGACCAATTGGTGACCCAACTAACGGAACAAGTTGGTTAGACTTAGGATTAACTGATTGGGGCATTTACGAATGGGATGCCGCAACATTCCAGTTTACTAAAAAGACTCCAATTATCATTGATATTGATGACGAGATTAACCCAGCCACTCTTTCAGGCGGCAAGTATCCATCAACTGCAATTGGCAGTAACGGAGACTATGCAGTTGTAACAGTAGGCGGAGAAACAAAAACAGCACAAAATAGATTCTACTACAAAGACTATTTAGGTCGTTGGAGAAGACTAGGACTTGACGAATGGTACAGGTCTAAGCCAACTATTTCTGCTACAGTTTCAAATCCAACATTAACCACTGCCGAAGCTCTTACAGTCAACGGTGTTACAGTTACATTAACTGGTACTACAGTAGCTGAACTTAAAACATCATTTGATGGAGCATCCGGACTAACTGGTATTACAACATACGTTGATGGATCTAATAACTTTAAAATCTTTGCAGACTCAACAGCAACGTCAAATGGTACAGATGCAGACGGAAAGATTGCTATTGCTAACAGCGGTAGCGGAACAATATTAGCCGCACTAGGAATTACAGCAGGTACATATAATGGACCTGAACTATACCACGGTTCATATGTTGACGTTCCAGCATGGAGAGCATCAGATACAGACCCAAGACCATCAGGTAGTGTTTGGATTAAAACATCAGTACTAGGTGCTGGTATGAACTTATCACTTAAAAAGTACAATTCAGAAACAGATACATTTACTGCTGAAGCAGTAACAGTAGCCGCAGACTTTGCTAAAGCAGGATTTGCTCTAGATCCAAATGCAAATACATTTAGTACTCCTTTTGGAACTAAGATTGCATTGTACACAAATAATACATCAACAGGTAACATTCTAAGATTGTTCGAAAGAGGTGTACAAGGTAAATCATCAAATACTGCTACACCAACTACACTAGCAGGCGGCGGAACTATTACTATCCAAGCAACCAAGAGTGGCTTTGATACATTTTTTGATTACTCACTAACATTCCCAGTAACAGTTACTAACGCAGTTGATTGGGTTACAAGGTTCTCAGCACTTGGTATTCCTGAAGTTTCAGCAAAAGCAAATGCAGATGATACTATTACAATTACACACGATACTGGTGGAGTTATTACACTTAAAGACGTGTCAGGTACAATGGTTAGTGGTGCAGGCTTTACAGCGGCAAACTTCTTAGATGACGGCGACGGAGCAATTATCCTAAGTAACTGGAGAGTTTTAGCATACGAAGCAAGTATTACTAAGCCTTACAAAGAGCCAGCAGACGGTACATATTGGTATTACGGTGATGCAACTACAGTTGACATTATGATTAACGACAACGGTTGGAAAGGTTATAAGAACCTAAGCAATGATGCACGTGGTTATAATTTATCTAACACTGATCCAAATGGTGTTATTGTTACTGCAAGTAAGCCTGTTACACAAACAGACGGAACAGGACTTGTAAGTGGAGATCTTTGGTTAGATACAAGTGATTTAATTAACTATCCAAAACTTTATCGTTACAATGATGCTAGTGAATTTGTTGCAATTGATGCAACAGATAGATTTAGTCAGAACGGTATTGCTTTTGCTGATGCACGTTGGGATGGAGCAGGAACAACAGATGTTGTTGCCTCAGCAATGCCAACAGTAAAGAGTCTTTTAACAAGTGACTACTTAGACTTAGACGCTCCAAACCACAAGTTGTATCCAAGAGGATTACTACTTTGGAACACAAGACGTAGCGGATTTAATGTTAAGAAGTTTGCTAACAATTACTTTAACGAAAATAGTTTCCCAAATAAAACACTACCTACTATCGTAGATACATGGGTAAGTGTTTCGGGACTAATGGATAGCCAGGCACCATTTATGGGTACTGCCGCACAACGCAACATGGTTGTTAAAGCTATGAAATCAGCAGTTGATGCAAATATCCAAATACGTGAAGAACAGTTTGCGTACAACCTAATTACTGCTCCTGGTTTTCCAGAAGTAATTCCAAATATGGTTGCACTAAACAACGATCGTAAGAATACAGCATTTGTAATTGGTGACACACCAATGACACTACCAGCAAATAGCATTAGTTTTGCTAACTGGGCAAATAACACAGACGGAACAGGACTTAGCACTGCTGATCCTTACCTAGCTGTTTACTACCCACATGGTAAAACAAACGATCTAGCAGGTAACACTATTGTTATGCCAGCAAGTCATATGGCACTACGTACATATATCAGAAATGATAATGTAAGTTACCAATGGTTTGCTCCAGCAGGTGTTAGACGTGGACTTATTGATAATGCCGCTGATATTGGTTGGATCAACCCTGTAACAGGTGGATTTGTTAGAAATGCTATTAACAACGGTCTACGTGATGCACTTTACGAGAATAGAATTAACCCATTTACAATCCTTCCAGGTGTTGGACTAGTATGTTGGGGACAAAAAACTCGTAACCCAGTTGCAAGTTCAATGGATAGAGTTAACGTTGCAAGACTAGTTAACTATATTAGAACGATCCTTGCAAATGTTGGTAACGCATTCTTGTTTGAACCAAATGATAAGATTACAAGAGATCAAATTAAGAATATTATTGAAGGTGCGATTAACGACCTAATTGCAAAACGTGGTATTTACGATTACCTTGTTGTTTGTGACGAAACAAATAACACACCAACTCGTATTGCACGTAACGAACTATACGTTGATATTGCAATTGAGCCAATGAAAGCAGTTGAATTTATATATATTCCAATTAGATTGAAAAACCCAGGTGATATTGCCGCAGGTGTATAAAATAAATTAAAAAAAATCGGCAACTGGGGCTAAACTGGTCTCAGTTGTCGATCAAATACAGATAAATACTTCTGTATAAGGAGAACATAACATGTCAGTTGCAAGTTTAACAAAATTTACAGTTCCATTAGCTACGGACCAAAGTGCTACATCACAAGGTCTATTAATGCCAAAACTAAGCTATCGCTTTCGTGCCAGCTTTGATAACTTTGGTGTTAGTCAACCTAAGTCGGAACTGACAAAACAAATAGTAAGTATTGCGAGACCACAGGTTGCATTCAACCCAATCACAATCGATACTTACAACTCAAAAGTATATCTTCAAGGTAAGCCAGAATGGCAAGAAACATCAGTTACATTGCGTGATGACGCAGGTGGAAACGTTTCACGTCTAGTTGGTGAACAGATTCAGAAACAATTTGACTTCCTAGAGCAGGCAAGTGCCGCTTCTGGAATTGATTACAAATTCTTATTACGTTTTGAAATGCTAGATGGTGGTAATGGAACATTAGAGCCAGCAGTATTAGAAACATGGGAACTATATGGTTGCATGTTGTCAAACGTAAACTACGGAGAAATGGCTTACGAAAACAATGAGCCAGCTACAATTCAGCTAAGTGTCAGATTTGACAACGCAATACAATCACCAGTTGGTGTTGGTGTTGGAACGTTAGTTGGACGTACAGCCGCAGGAGCAATTACTGGCTAATAATAATTAGGCAGACGACTCAACAATAAGAAAAAAAGTATTTTAAAAGCTAAAACTGTAAAAAGTAAATTGTTATAACTAGATAAACTCGGGTCGAATTAAAACCCGGGTTTATTTTTGGCATAAATACTTGTATGAGCATAAACCAATTTTTAAAACAATTTTCACAAGGTGATCAGCTAAAAGACTATAGTCATGCCAGTAAACTATTTGTTTCTGACAACTATAAGCTATCCCCTAAATATGGATTTCTATATCATGTAGCGTTTGACTTAAACCCAGGCATTGCTACTACAGGCAACCAAGAGCAAATGGAACTTGGTATGCTTTGTAAGCAAGTAACATTGCCATCGTTTAAGATGAATATTAAAAAGCAAAATGCATATAATAGATGGAACTATACCCAAACAAAACTTGAGTATGATGATATAAGACTTACATTCCATGACGACAGTGCTGATGTTGTACGTAATTTTTGGTATGATTATTATAGCTATTATTTTAGAGATAGTGATTATTACGATAGTGTTTACAGACAAGGACACAAGTATTCACCGAGTGTAGGTGGTGCATGGGGTTATACACCACGCAATTATCCTAAAACCTATCCCGATCCTTTTGGTGATGCACCTTCAACTGATGCTCAATTACAATTTATAAATGCAATACACATTTACAGTTTTCATCAAAAACGATTTAGTAAGTATACACTAATAAACCCAATCATTAGTTCTTTTAAACACGGAGAACATGAAGCGGCCGCAGGTGATTCAATTCTATCACATGAAATGACAGTTCAATTTGAAACAGTTAAATATGCTACAGGCACAGTAACAGGAAATAATGTTAAAGGCTTTGCTGATTTACATTATGATAACTCACCAAGTCCACTAACTCCAGCTGGTGGCGGAACTAATAGTATTGCTGGTCCAGGTGGATTACTTGAAACAGCAGATGAGATAGTTGAAGATTTAGCGGCAGGCAATATTTCAAGTGCCGTTGTTAAAGCAAGTAGAGCATTAAGCAACTTTAAAAATGGAGATTTTAAAGCTATTGCTAGTGCAGAATTAGGACAGATTGGAAAAGATATTTTAAGTGGACAAAATCCATTAGATAGATTAAGTGTACCAGGAATTAGTAATCTAAGTACTGGCCCAGTAGCACAAGGCTTAAAACAAATAGGCGGAAGTGTTGGCGATGCAATTGACTCTGGGTTTAAAGCAATTGGCGGCGTAAGTCCGGCAATTAGCAGTAATGGATCTTTACTAAGTACTGCTTCAAGTTTTGCATCAACAGCTAATTCGTTGAGTAACGGAACTCTTCCATTACCAACAATTAATAATGCTATTAACTTTGCTAATCAAGTATCAGTGGCATCAGCTAAAGCCAAAGAAGCCGAAGTTCGTAAGCAACTTAATACTATAGCAACGTAAGGTGTAAAACAATAGCGTATAAAAATGTTTAGTTTTGACGTAGAAAATATAACCAAAGGCGTAGGTGTAATTACAGCAACATTGGCAATGTTAGGTGGTGGTTATACTCTATGGGATAAACTTGAAAACAAGGACATACTTACTTGGGCACCTGAGCACTTTAACATAGCACCATACGAAGGTGATTACAAAGTTACTGTGGCAAGAGAGAAACACAGAGATGATTGCACAGTCACAGACTTTACACTAACTGTTAGGGACAGCGAAAACATTGTCCACCAAGCATCAAGTAGTATTGGTAAATTTATGGGTCCAGCAAGTGATACTGTTGATACGTTTGCATTTAAGATGCAGATTGAATCCGACCAAACGGTAGCACCAGGCATAGCAACACTGATTGCTTATATTGATTATGATTGTCCAGAAGGTCATATTGCAGTAACATATCCAGATCACGAAAACTTAAGGTTTGAAATAACCACTAAATAGTTATAAGGGCATAGGACTACTATTATAGGAGAAAACAAATGGCGTATAAAAATGTATTAACAAATATATCCGGAGTAGATGTAAACTCTGTTGATAAAAGTGTTGATGGATTCTTTACTAACTACTTTGATCGTATTGTTGATATTAGTGGTCCTGAAAATGACGTTATTGTTTCTCATTTTGAAATGTACACAAGAGGAAACAAATTAGCGGCACAGGCTCTAGCAAGTGCAGTTATATTTACAGCACAAAAATTAGAAGCGAGTCCAATGGAAGTACTCGACGATTTCAAAAATGTACCAATTGGTGATCTAAGCGAATACCTTTGCATGTACTTAAACCTCAATAGACAAGGTACTAGTTTACTTGGAATTAATAATGCTAAGGTTCGCAATAAATATGTCGAACGTAGCATTTTACCATGAGCAAATATTCCCAAGGCAAGTATCAAATAAAAAACCCAGACAAGTATGTTGGAAAAGGCACGCCTACATTTCGCAGTAGCTGGGAACATGTCTTTATGTCGTTCTGTGATAATAATCCTAATATACTAAAGTGGGCAAGTGAACCAATACGTATTAACTATAAAAATCCGTTTACAGGAAAGAATACTATATACGTTCCTGATTTTTTAATTTACTACATTGATCGCAGTGGTAATCACAGTGCTGATGTAATTGAAGTCAAACCCAAGAAAGAAACAAATCTTGGAGAGGCTAAAAGTCGACGAGACCAAGCATATACAGTGCTTAACATGGCAAAATGGGAAGCCGCTAAAGCATGGTGTAAGCAAAAAGGTCTTAATTTTAAGATAGTCACAGAAGAGCAAATTTTCCACCAAGGCAATAAACGATAAGTATATACACATACTTAATAGGAATGCCAATGACAAAAAAACTTGAAGAATTTTTTAACGTAGATCCAGCTGATATACACGAGCCAACGCATGAGGAACCTGAAGAGGTAAACCCTGAGGTTGCAAAGAATGAAATTACTACTAACGTAGAAACAATTAGATCAGTTAACAATGCCATTGATAAGATTGATGTTGCATTACCAACTATTAAAGATTTAGATGCAAGTGATAACGAAATGGATGCTCTTGCTTCTTTAGCACAAGAAAAGTTTCAAGATCTAATGGATTTAGGAATGAATGTAGAGCCTAGGTTTAGCGGAGTTATTCTACAAACTGCTAGTCAACTACTTGGCCATTCAATTACTGCAAAAACAGCTAAAATGGATAAAAAACTAAAAATGGTTCAACTGCAATTACAAAAAGCCAGACTGGATCATCAAATTAATAAAGATAACGGCGGAGTTGAAGACCCAATTGAAGGTCAAGGTGTAGTTATTGATCGCTCGACACTATTAAACGAGATTTTGTCAGCAAACAAAAAGACCTCCGACGGATAAATACATTATAAAATATAAAAAACGAAGGTGGTTTGTTTAATGAAAACATTTCAGACATATTATTTCGAAGCTGACAAAACCTATCAGTTTCGTATCAAATTAGCAGGCTTAGAGCCTAAGGGTGAAGCCCTTGATCGTATTACTAAAGCGATTGATGTGTATCAAGTTGAAACAGTCAGCAAGAGCAAACGTACACCTATAAGTGAACGTCCTGAGTTTCCAAGACACGGACCAATTGACACATACGAAGTTGAAGTTGACCTAAAATACCCAGCAACTGCTGAGGGTGTTAAGAATCTGTTAGTAAATAGAGCATTTATTTCTGCACACGATGTTGTGGTTGCTAGATGCGGAGAAGACTACGATATACTTTCAGAAACTGAAGTGTCAGACGAAGAAAATGATAAAGGTAAGCAAGAAACTGTTGGACAAAAAAGAGTTGATAGTATGCTTAAAGACTTTGTTAAAGATTCAACTAAATTTGATGAGATAGCAAAGGAAAAATAAAATGACAGATTTTTATAAATTAAATGATCAGTTAAAAAATATTGACGAAGGCTATTACGAAATGCCTCCAATAGATAGAGAACGTTATACTGACTTGGAAGGGGAAGGACTTGAAGGCCCATTCCAGACACGCAGTGGTAAAGTAGTATACTATGATCCTAAAGAAGGCAAGTACTACGATCGTGATAGCGATATGTACCTATCACATGAAGAATTTCAAGCATACGACCAAAGCAAACCAGACGACTATAAGATTACTAAAATGGAGTTGCCTAAACTTAAAAGGACACAATCTGATTTAGATTATATGAGTCAGATGGACGATGCCCACGCACAAATTTATGGTGAAGGCAAAATGAGCGACATACACCAAGACGCTCAAGAGAATGATAAAGAAGATTTTATTGCAATGCATAAAGACTCTATGTCAGCAGACGAAGCCGGTAAGATGTGGGACGAAGTACAAAAACAGATGGACGAAGGCAAAAAGAAAGCAAAGAAAAAGTCTGATGCTGAGATAGACCAAAATTGGTTAGACGCACAAAATAGTATGCTTGATCATGAAGGTAAACCAAAGCCTGAATATACTAAAATGAGAGATACAATGTCCGAAGGCATTGAACTAACAACATCATTACAACAAGCATACGAATCAATATTAAAAAGGGAAAATGATAGCCTGGCTAATCCTGAGGTTGTAGAGAGCCAAGCAGAAACATCAGAACTTGACGAACAGCAGGACTCAAAGGATTTACAAGAAGAACAAGTTGCCCCTTATGACAACAGTGAGTGTTCAACCGACGACGAAGAAGAAATTGTTAGTGAAGCACCACCATTACCCACTGAAAAACAAAAAGCTATGACACAAAGAATTAAAGATAGAATAGCTATGCGATCAGGTTCCCCAGAAGATCAGGCAAACACAAAAGAAAAAGAATCTACAGCAAAGATGTTAAAGCTAGTACGAGAAATTAGCGAACATCGCCGTATGCTTGAAAATATGATTATTAAGTTAGCAGAAATTGACAATGGTGATCTACATGATCAACTTAGTACAATGTTTGACCTTAATACTAAATTTAGTGCAGTATTGCGTAGAGCAATGAGCATTGTTCCACGTTATGAAAGCATTAAAAATGAAGCATCAATTGGTGAAAAACCAATTGAAGAAAGCTATACTGCTATTGATAAAACATTTAATGAAATGTTTAACATGATGGGCCGTTTACTAAAAATTACACGTCAAGACGGTGTATTAAGTAAGATGGTAGGCTGGGAAGGCGGCGACCCAGCATGGATTACTGATGCTAATCAAAAATTAATTGAAGCGATGGAAGCCATTGAAGAAGCACACAGGTTTAGTTACAGGGAAGAACATTCACAAATGAAAGATGAAAGTGTTGATAACGAATCCAAATCTGTACAAAAAAATCAGCTAACTGATATTAAAAAACTAGCTGGTATTGAAGAAGATGCAACACAGACCGTGGATGTCAAAGTAATCAACAGTGGTTACGGAACTGAAATGGGTATGAAAAGTGCAGAAATTATTAGCCAAGAATTAAATAATAATATGCAACCCGTTTTAAAAGTTAGAATTGAAGATCTTAATATGGGTGACCCAGTTGTTGCGGAATTCCGCAATGGTAGTTGGGTCGTAGATATGGACTAACAAGGTCTAATTATGAGAGCATTTGAATTTATTTCTGAATCTAAGAGACGTCTACGTAAAGGCGCACAACATGCATTACCTACAGCTCATACATGGGCAACAGATTTTTATGGTGCATATAGATTTGGACTTTCGTTAGCAAGTTCTCCAGATGGACCTGATATGCCTGAGGTTGGACCAACTGGCGGCAGAATGACTACTGTATCATACAGCGATGGTGACCAATCGATACTTGACGGCGCTTCAAAACGAATGGGTATTTCAAAGAAAGATAAATTGACTAAAGGAAATAAAAGCCAAGAAATGCCAGATGTGAATACAAAAAGTACACTAGTTCCTAAAGGTCCAGTTAAACGTAAAAACAAATGACCAGATATAGAAACGAGTTAAGCGAACTTGTTAAACTGGCTGGCATCAAACAGGAATCCCCAGAAGACAACATCACTGATACTGCTAAAGAGAAAGCAGAATACCAACGTAAAAACAATGTTGAACCAGGCACTGATGAATGGTTCAAACTTTGGTTTGCTCGCCCTAAACTAACTGGTGAAAAACCTTTCTAACTGTAATATAATTGTAATATTAAAATTTTGTCAAAACAGTAAATAATGTTGACAAAACAGAAAATATAAGTTATACTTACAGTGTAACGCCAATCAATTACGAAAGGTTATAGGATGGATCAATTAACGTTATGGATGGCCTTGGGCTTTCTATTTGCGGGCTATAGTGTTATAGCAAACGATAGTATACAAACACTAGGTACATGGATTGCTAGTAATAACGAGCGATTTAAATGGACAACAATGTGGGCCGCCGCTTCGGCGGTTTTATTATGGGCATTGTGGTACGGATGGTATATGAATGGTGGCGACATAAGTTACGGCCGGTTAGATAAGATACCTTTTCAAGAAGTTAAATGGTATCATGCAATGGCACCATTAGTGCTATTACTATTAACAAGGATAGGCGTACCCGTTAGTACGTCTTTTTTAGTTTTAAGTGCTTTTGCAAGTACATTTGTATTAGAAAAAATGCTTGTAAAAAGTATAATGGGTTATGCCGTTGCGGCAGTATTTGCATATATGCTTTGGTTTTTTATAGCTAGATGGATAGATGAAAAGAACAATCCTGTTAAAGAGGAACGTAAAAAGTATTGGCGTATAGCACAATGGGTAAGTGCTGGATTTTTATGGTGGACTTGGCTAGCACATGATATTGCCAACATAGCAGTATTCTTACCAAGACAAGTTCCTTGGGATATGATGTTAGGTGTTAGTATTATATTTGTAGGCGGACTCGCATTTATGTTCCGTGAAGGCGGCGGCAAGATACAAGAAATTGTATTAGAAAAAGCACATACTAGATATGTAAGAAGTGCAACTATTATTAATACGGCATACTTTATATGTTTACTTTTCTTTAAAGAACTAAACAATATTCCAATGTCAACTACATGGGTATTTGTTGGTATACTATGTGGTCGTGAATTAGCAATAGGTACACTTAGTAATGGCGAATATAAACTAAAAAATGTATTTCCTCTTATAGGTAGAGATTTCTTAAAAATGTTAGTTGGATTAGGTGCAAGTTTAGGTATTGTATTAACGATACATTACATATTAGTACCAAACGGCTTTTGAGCTAGTTTTTGGTTAAATACGTTTGTAAAATAACTTGACCAACCGGAAGATCTTTGCTATAATAGGTCTAGGTTGAAAGGACACAAACTATTATGAAAACTACTTTTGGAGTATTACTCACACTAGTACTAGCTTCGGCTTGTACACCACATTATAAAAAAGGTGAAATTGCTTATGATTGGGTTGGTTGTCATGTTGTAGGATCAGAAAATCCTAAAAATGGTGAAACTGCTTTTGCTTTTATTACCAGCAACAAACTTAAAGAAGGACAACTACTCTATTTTAAACAAGTTGATACCTCAACCGAAGAAAGTCGTGTAGGCAAAGTACAAACGGCTACACCTTGTAAATAAATTATGAATAGTAAAAATAATAACCCCAGCGATACAAAGACAGAAGATGAGTCTGAGTTAGCTGGGGTTAACTCTATGAAATACACTCAGCGAGCTTGGGATAGGATTGTTGGTATAGGTAAAGTACCAGCTAAGTATGCACTTAATCCTCAAGACGACCAATCTGAAGATTAGATTTAGTTAATCCTAAGTAAGGTAACCATTCTTCTCTTAACTTAGTTCTACTTGGCCTTTTACGCCATTTGTTAACTAGATGATAATATTCAGGACTGAATGGTACTCTTAACGGCTTCTGTATCTTAGATCCTTTTTTCCAGTTGCATGGCTTACATGCAGTTACACAATTTTCCCATGACATATTTCCTCCAGCACTTTTTGGAATAACATGATCAATTGTTAATTCTTTTTCTTCAAATACTTCTGCACAATATTGGCACTGAAACATATCTCGCAAGTACAAGTTTGCACGGCTAAACTTTACTCGTTTCATTGGATTAAAGTATTCGTGTGTTACACATATACTTGGCACAGGATAGCACACTGTAGGACTACGTACTACTTTGTCTGGGTAGTTTTCAATTACTGTTACTTTGTTTAAAAATACTAGTTTTATTGCCTGTTGCCAGCCAATAATGCTTAACGGAATAATTGATATTGGCTCGTAGTTTGCATTTAATAAAAGTGTGTCCATCATTAATACTTATTAGGCTAGTGTTGAGTGATAAGTATAGTGTATACTTGAAACGTATTTAACCACAGGGGAAATCTACATTGAGTAAAAGTTTAGAAGGTGTATTAGTTAAACCTGCACACAAGAGTGAATCTTATTCCAAAACACAATTAGCAGAACTTGTAAAATCTGCTGATCCTGTCAACGGCGTTTCCTATTTCCTTGAGAACTTTTTCTATATTCAGCATCCTACACAAGGTCGTTTACTTTATAATGCGTTTGATTACCAACGAGAGCTAATTGATGTCTATCATAATAATCGTTTTAGTATTAATTTACTAGGTAGACAGATGGGTAAAACTACGACAGCGGCAGGTTATTTGTTGTGGTATGCCATGTTTAAGCCAGATAGTACTATTCTTATTGCGGCACACAAATACACAGGTGCCCAGGAAATTATGCAACGTATTCGTTATGCTTATGAGCTATGTCCAAATCATATTCGTGCTGGTGTTACTAGTTACAACAAGGGCAGTATAGACTTTGAAAATGGCAGTAGAATTGTTAGTACTACAACAACTGAAACAACAGGACGTGGTATGAGTATTACATTGTTGTATTGTGATGAGTTTGCATTTGTTCGTAATACTATTGCTCGAGAGTTTTGGACTAGTATTAGTCCTACACTAGCAACAGGTGGTAAAGCTATTCTTACAAGCACACCAAATAGTGACGAAGACCAATTTTGGTTGCTATGGAAGGGTGCTAATAAAACACAAGATGAATTTGGGAACCGAACCGAAATAGGTGTAAATGGTTTTAAAGGATACATGGCTGTATGGGATAGGCATCCTGAACGAGACGTAGAATGGGCTACTCAAGAACGTGCTAGTATCGGCGACGAAAGGTTTAAAAGAGAACACGAATGTGAACCTATTATATATGACGAGACATTAATTAGTAGTATTAAATTGCTTGAACTCGAAGGTCGTGAACCAATTGAAAAGCAAGGACAGGTACGTTGGTTCAAGAAACCTGAAATTGGATGTCAGTATGTAGTTGCATTAGATCCTAGTTTAGGAACTGGCGGAGACAACTCAGCTATACAGGTTTATGAAGTACCTAGTTTGGTACAAGTTGCTGAGTGGAAACATAACAAAACAGTAATACAAAGACAAATTGTTATACTAAAAGAGATAGTTAGTTATATAAATGACATTATTGGCGACCCTAATAAGATTTATTATAGTATTGAAAATAATACACTAGGAGAAGCAGGGCTAGTAAGTATCAGTGAAATTGGTGAAGAGAATATTTCAGGTGTGTTTCTTAGCGAAGCGGCCAAAAAAGGTAATGTTCGTAAATTCCGTCGAGGATTCAATACCACTGCTAAGAGTAAACTAGCCGCTTGTTCTAAATTTAAAATGTTACTTGAAACAAACAAGATAACAGTAAACAGTAAAAATTTATTATCGGAATTAAAATCCTTTGTTAGTCATGGCATAAGTTTTAGTGCAAAGCCAGGTGAACATGATGACTTAGTAATGAGTACTTTGTTAGCAGTCAGAATGATTCAACTACTACAAAACTTTGACTCAGATCTTGATGACAAACTAAAAGATCAAATTGATGACTACATTGAACCGATGCCATTTATAGTTGTGTAAGAGGAACGTATGGAGATAGAACAGATAACTGAGAACCTTTACTGGATTAACAATGTAGTTGATAACGAAACACTAAAAAGAGTACAAACTGAACTTTACACACACGAAAAAGAAAACCCAGAACGTTGGCGCAAAGAAAATGCTCAGGATCATCTGAAACGTAAAATGATAGAAGATCATCCACTATGCAATGTAGTAGAAGATCAAGTTAGAGAACAACTTCCTCTTATTAATTCAACAATAAACAGCCAATGGGATCACGCAGAAGGTACACGTTTTTGGATAGATGAACCAGGCTTTACAATTGGCATACACAGAGATGATAATGTAAAAATAGCATTACATTTATACTGGGATGGTGAGAATGGAACAACGTTTTGGACACCAAAATTTGATCCAAAAGAAAAACGAAGTAGAGTAACTGATGATTATGGACTTACGTACCAGTTTAAATTTATACCAAACAGCGGTTACTTGATGCTAAATCCAAACAATGAAACTAACATGTTATTTCATTCAATGTTGCTACCAACAACGTGTCAGCGACTTGCAAGTTACACATATTTTCGCAAGGACTAATTGTTTAAGTTAGGTAAATAGTATTATGAAAGATATAAACAAAGTTGCAGAGCTATTATTCGACAAAATTCGTAGCCGTTTTTCTAACGTAACGTTAGGAACCGAGTCTGGTAAGAACACATCAGACCCAAGTCAAGCACGATTTTTTAACTTTAATTACATGTCAGGTGAAAAAGACTTTGGCAATGTAACTATAAGTATCATTGACGGAGTAAGTGTAAAGGTATACTTTAATAAAGACCTTAGTAGCAACTTAGATA